AGCCAAAAAGGATCAGTTCCAAGAATACCACCCTTCTTGTTATACTCTTTAGTAACATTTGCAACACGTCTATGACAATTAAAGCATAAACGAATGTTAATTTGTTCTAAACCAAACTTGTAAGCGTTACAAAAATAACAAAGACCATAATGCTTTACTTTAACAACTGTTAGTAATGCTTCTCTACCTTTCTTGCCTGCACAGTCTCCACATATGTCTGAAACAGTTGCGTTAGATGCCTTGTTTGATAGACAGCCAAAACATAATGCCTCTTTATATTCGTTAACTCTAGTATATTCGTTCTCTTGATGTTTTTCCCAAAGTTTTTTTGTGTGGTCGTTTGCGTTCTTGTTAGTATCTAGTTCGGTGGGCAAAATCCAGTCAACCTCTTTAAGCATTGATCCAGTGCGGTAAAAGTGTAGAACTCTATTTGCTCAGTACCTTTTTCACATTTGGTTGTCATTTTAATTATATCTTGAATAACATTTTCACAACGTGTTTTCTTAACTTGAATCTTTACAGTCTTCACAACTACAACTTTTTTTGTTTTTTCTCCATATACTTTCTCCACGTTCGCCTTCCTCTTTATTTTTTTTCCTACACTCTTCACAGTCATGATTCTTGTATGTCATCCTTCTCCCAACTATTTAAACCTTCGAACTCATTCTTCACAATATCTCTGGCTTGTCTAACTGTCATCATTCCAGCCTTGCGAAGTTCGTCTACTGTTTTAGTTTTATTCCATCCAAAGTCTACGGATGTTTGTAATGTTGTCTTAACTATTTCAAAGTTGGCTGGGGTAATGCCGTCTGGGAAAGATTTCCTGGACATACTTGTTCCTTGTCCTGATGCAGGGTGTCCTTGTGCAACTCCGCCTGTGTCGGACGGTCTTTGCTTGCCTGGTTCGCCTTGCATTCGTTGTTGCTCCTCCTTTGGGGCGGCTGTGCCGCCTCTTCCTCCTGGGTTCTTCACAGTTCCACCGTTGTTCTCTTCGGCATCTATCTGTTCTCTTAATGTTATGACAGGATCTTTTGATACAATAAAGTCTCCAGTGTGAGTTCTTGTAACTTCGAATCCCATTGATTGGTATGCTCTCATGTTTTCTATTTCAACTCCTTCTATTTGTAAGTTTCTAAGTTTGTCGGTTTCTTCTCCAATCTTTAATTTTAATTCCCAGTCATCTACATTTAACATAAATGCAATCTTTCGTAAAAAGCCTTTGTACAAAAAGTCCTGACCCCATTTGACTGCTCTGTTTGTAATTGTAACTTGCAAACCTTCTTGAGACCAACCAGTAGGAAGTTCTCCAAAGTAAAGGGGGAGGACACCATATGTTGCTCCTATAATCATACGTAGTTCTCTTCGTATTGTAGTAAATTCTAATTCTTTAAGTGATCCAGTAAAGTCTATCCATTCTGCCATGTTACCTGCGTTACCACCTCTGTCGTTTTCAACAAGTAGGGGGTGTATTCTGTATGGATCTTCTGCGGCAGACTCTTCAAGTGCATCCCAGGACTTTCTAAAAGTCTCATAGTTTCTTGATGCAATAACTAACATACCTCGTGGAGGTCTCATCTTGTCGAAATACTTTCTAATGTATTCGTCCATGTGGGATAGTGCCATTACTTTACTCCAGATGGAATAAATCGGGGAGAAACCATAAACCAAGTCTGGTCTATACTTGCCTGCTTTCCAAATAACTTCGCCTTCAGCATAAACAAATCGTTTTGGGTTTGGAATACCTAGCGAATAGATGGAGTTGACTTCGCAGATGGCTTTCAGAGCCTTCAAGGGCATGGAGTGCTTTCCGTCTTGTACGATTTGACAGTAGTCATCATCCAGAATTCGGTGCTCTCTGTGCTCAGAATGGGGGCAAACACGTACTTTATGACCTTTATCATCGTATCCTATACGTCCATCAGAGTCTGCAATCATTGCAATCTGTGCTGGATCAGCTCGTATCATTTCTTTTATTTTCGTGTTTTTGAGCATAATTTCGCCTTTATCGTTAAAAACATAGGATTTTAGAGTTAAAACGTATGCATTATCAGCAATTTCGAGGTCTCTTTCAATCATTCTCATAACATCTTCTAATGTCTGTTCGTTACCATTTACAGGGTTAATCATTAAATCTTCTAAAACCTTACGATGTTCAGGTATTGGTCTAATTAAATTGGTTCCACCACAGGTATCACACATCAATGTGTTGTTTTTAGTCTCTCTTTGTTCCATTATTGTGAGTGCTGTGTTCTCTGTTGAGTTATCTTTCTCTGCTTCAGGAGACAATGGGGGGTATTCAAACTCTTTTGAGCAGTCTGTACATTTGTATTTGAACTTTTCAACGATTTCAAATCCATTTTTGAACATTTCTCTGTTGATTGTTTCGATAGGAATACGTAAAGCATCTATGTTATTGGCTAACTCATAGATCATTATGAGTGGGAATGGGAAAATTGGTAGTTTAGCACCTGTATCGGTACTCATGTATGGTTGTGTTATGCTTGGTCGGACTGTTTTACCTGTCTCCCCTGCTTGAGCTTTAGTGATTAACCCATTTAAAGAGGTTTTAATACTGTTAACTAAGCCCATAACAAATCATTAACATATGTATATTTAAACTTTGTCTATTTTTGTCACGGTTTTGTTAACTTTTTGGACAGGTTTAGGATTGTCTCCATGTGTATCGCACTTTGAATCTCTATATTCTTTATCGCATTTGCAAGCCATAGACATAATTATATAGGTATACTATTAAAGATTATCATGGAATACCCATCTATACCTGAAGACATGGATAAAGAGTCAGTTATTGATGCCTGTATTTATGTTAATGACTGTTTTCAATTAAAAGATAATTTTCGTTTAAAGAATGATTTTGGTATGACGTTAACAGGTTTGTTAAGAGGTATATCTTCAATTGTAAAAGAACATGATAATAGATTACACAGAAACATACTTGAATCACTAAGTATATTAGCAAACAAATAACTGATTTAATATGATTCATTTCTTTACAAAGAATATAAACGAGAGAGTTTACAAAGATATTATTTGTCGTACGATTATGCTTAACGGTCATGATGGTAGGAGCAAGTCTTCATACGAAGTATGGAAAAATTTTGAAGACAATTGGGAACTTAACATTATTCCTGTTACAGATCAAGAAGATTTTAAAGTATATTATAAACATTTGAACGTAGAAACCAGCGATGGAATCGCCTGGGGCGTGACTGGAAGCAAGGTAATTTATATGTTTGTTAATGATTCGAAGAATCCATTTATACTTCGATCTAATGTGATGCCTCTTGCTCATGAGTTGCTTCATGCTGTTTATCAGGATAGGATTGGTACTTTTCATGTTACTAGGAAATTTAACTCCCCCGAAGGTAGAGCAGGCACGAAAGGAGCAGCTGCTACGGTTATCGTACATGACAACTGGTATGGTACAAAGAAAACTATCAAGTTTTGGATAAGACATAGTTTTATGTGGCTCCCAATTACTATACCTTTCATCCCAATTAGTCAAGCAAAGAAAGATTATCCTATTTGATAACATTTAAATCAAAGTAATTTTATATAAAACCATGACTGAAGATAAGAAAAAGAAGAAACGAACCGAATGTTCTGATGGAGTATGTAGGATAGTTGACGATCTGGATGAAATGAACTCTTGACTATATCTAATAACGATTTTAAAAAGACTATATGTATAGTATGTTATGATAAATTTGGACAGCATAGTAAGAATGGCTGGATGAAGTGTATGTTTAGGCTTCAAGGTACTATTGCTATGAATGATATTAATGGTACTACTGCTGAGATTGATGGTGCCCCCTCATTAAGTGGTGGAGGTAATCCTTCAAATGGCAGTTAGAGAATCCATTCGTAATTTCTGTAGAGGATTAAAAAAATCTTTTAGTGGAGAAGACTATCTTCGAAACATTAATCATTGCACTAAATGTGGTAAGGCTAGTTTCTTTGGTAATACTTGCCTACAGTGTGAAACAGATAATGCGTTCGGAACTTTTAACAAGAAAGAAGGATACGATTGAATCCGATTAGTTTTTTTTGTAGCCCCCCAGAAAGCCAAAAAACACAATTTTTTATCTGAGTACTTAGCTGACTAATGACGGTTTCTGAACTTCGTGAAAATACTTTTGAAATAAAATAAAAATAAAAAAGAAAAAAAAGAAGATTATTAATCTTCGATTTTTATATTCAAGCGTTTACAAGCTTTAGATATTTTTTCGTATAAATATCCGTTGCCTATAAATTCGCTGTCTTTGTGGGTCATGATTTCTTTAATGGCACAAGCTAAAAGATAAGCTCCTGTCATTCTGTCATCATTACCCTCGAGGCATGGTGTTGAATAGATATCATTTATAACTACTTGATATCTTTCGTCCATGCTTTGAATTTCTGACATAGTTTCTCTTACATGTCGTAGTATATAACTACTATGTGAGTTTATAAAGAAAGTTGTTTTTCCTAAACACTTATAATACTAGAAAACAAGGGGTTGAAAATTAAAATAAAAATAAAACGTGTTTTTGTTAAAGTCCACATAGTAAGTAATACTATAATCAAAACGTCAAAAATATAGTAATAGTGCTAAAAATGGTCGTTCTTTTATTAAGTAGTATATCTAATGATATCTATGTGGAAAATCACTAAAGCATTAGACACATTAGAAAACAAAATCACGACTAGAAAAGACAGAAAACTAGCCTTGAAAAATGCCAAAACTGAATATAAAAATTTAGTAAAGGCTATCAAAAAATCCCAAAATCCAGCTGATTTTTTAAATGCTGACGATATACCAGCACAAAAAGAAACCGTAACAGAAAAGGTTTCTAGAATGTCAAAAACAAAAGTTGAAGAAAAATATGGAAAAACCATAATTTTTAAACCAACTTCAAGAAAAACAACATACTATGCAGATAAAGGAAGCATAGACGGAAAATTTACAGCATGGTCAGAATTGACAAATTGGTTAATTGTCAGTCCAAACCCAAAAAACAAAACTGAAAACAGAATCTTTTTTAATTTCTGTGATGAAAAAAACATCAAAAATTTTACAAAACAAGCACATAAAGATGGTTTTGAGGTTGAATTTCATTGACCTTAAACCTTCTTTCTTTATTTCCTTATGTCAAGGAATTAGAAAAACAAACTAAAGATTCAAAAATCATAATTGACTTTTTGGACTTTACTATTGTAGAGATGAAAAAAGAGATGGTAGAAAGGGAAATATCACAAAAAAGATATTTAGCAAAAATTGACCAATTAGAAAAAATGGACAAACTAGAAAAACTAAACGAGGAGATGTTTAGGAAATATTGACAAATATAACAAAAGTTTCAAAAGAAAATCTAAAATCCATAGAGGCTTTAATCGAGCTTATGACATGGAATTTGGAAATTCCAAAAGAGGATAAAGAAAAATGATTAAAAAATTTATTTCTAAAAAAGAAATTTCAATTATTTCCTCAATTAGAAATAGAAATAAAACTAAGTGTTTAAGAAACCATGATTTTGATTTAATCAGAATTGTAAAAGGTAGAAAAGTGAGATATTGTTCAAAATGTATTTTGATAAGAACAAAAAGACAAAATGATAAAGTACAAATTGAAAAATATAATTTACAAAAAAATAAATTTCAATTCTTTGGAGTTATCCAATGATTATCATTAACGTTTATCATCAACGTTTATCATTGAAATTACCTAACCATACCGTACCATATATAAGGGAGTACCGTACCAGTACCGTACAAAAAAGTACAAAAATCGTCAGAAAAATTCAAAAAATTTCGGGAAATCTGAGAAAAATGAAAAATCTGAAATTTGAAAAAAGGATTTATGAAAGAAATAAGTAATAAGTTTAAGTACAAGTAATAATAATAATCAATAATATAGTAATAATAATAATAATGATATTATAAATGTAATGTTATATAATTAATGTTATATAAGTTATATAAGTATCTATTTTATTCTAAGTAATTAGTAATAAGTAGTACACGCATATGTACACGTAAGTATAAGGGTGTAGGCATACAAACAATGGGGTAAGTAGTTGGTATTTGTTTATATAATAGGTTGTCCTAATAGAAGTATCTGATGATGGTGGATAACCTGAAGATGAATAGGAATGAGAGGTAAAGAACGTAGATACGTCATACCTCTTATTTCCGTACACTAAGTAAGTAAGTAAATAAGTAGTAAGTATTAAGTGTACACTTAGTATAGTGTATAAGTATAGTCCATACTGTGGGTATATATAGTATATATAGTATATATAATACAGGGCGACCAACAAAAAATGGGGGGAATCGTAGGGAAAGTTTTATATCAAATCGTGCCGTAACTACCACAATGACCTCGAAAAGAGAACTAGAAGAACAACTTGAATTGCAAAAAGAAATTAATGCAAAACAAGAAAAACTTCTAGGTATGAAAAAAACTGTAACCGACAAAATACAAGCAGGAACAAATTTTGTTCCTATCTGTAAAGTAGCAGGTATTACAGCAAGCTTCATGCCTACCAGCGATAAATATCCAGTACCTAGTATTTGGATATCTAAAAATGGTAGACAAGGTATGGCTATACCAGCAACAAAAGCAGGAATGGATTCCCTTGTTGCAATAGTAGCAGAAGTATTAGAAAAAGCAGAATTAACAGCATAGAATAAACATCTATGTGAAAAATTCTCTTTACTCTCTTTTTTTTTATTTAACTTATTTAAAAAACGCTTTCCTGTCCTGCCCGAAGGGCTTAAGTACTTACTTACTTAAGTATAAGTTGTACACTTAGTAAGTCTTAAGTATACTTAGTAATATATATGTTTGGTCGTGACTATTAGGCGTAATTTGTATCATATTTATTTAAAATTTCGTAGATAATGACATGATCGGCAGGTATAGGGCGTAATATACAGGCGTATAGGGTAAAACAAAACAAAAGGATATATGTCTATTAATAAGGAATATTGTATGTATTATGGTGTATGTTATGGTGTAGGTAGTGTAAGAGTTATTATTGGTGGTTTTTCCCCCCTCATTATATTATATTAGTCATGTATTATATGTTATATCTTATACGCACACGCATGAGTAGTATTGTTATGTGTATTGTATATGTTATTGATATTGTATTACCCCCCCCTATATTATAAGTATTATTTCCAACAAATCCCCGTTGGAAAAGGGTGGAAAGATTTAAATCAGATGTTCGATTTAGTCACGACATCTTGAAAAATTCAAATCATGACTCAAGAAATAGATTACAATCAGGTACTACTTTTGAATGTGCTATTGTAAAAAGAGATGTCCAAAGGCAAACATCTCAACGTAAAGTATCTAGAAATACAATACAAAAATTACAGAACGAACGTTATGTAAAGAGTGTGTTGAGAAGATACAATAAATTAAAACCATTCGTAGCCAATGGTGTTACTGATGTAGATAGAATGAACTACATGACAAGACATGGCATACCTATTGTCAAACAAGGTCAAAGAATATACAGCAAAGAGTATATCATTAGATGTTACGACCAACTAATGAAGTTCATCAAGAATCACAAGAGTGATAATCCAAAAAGCGTTACTAGAAGTATAGCCGATAGACTATCTGCAATAGTATATAAAGAGAGCAGATATAATAACCCAACCAAAGCACAAAGATATGGGTTACACATACCTAGAACTATAACAGTTGAGCCTGTTATGTATAATGGAGAACGTACTAACATTCCATTGAGTGAGGTATTAAATTGATAATACATCATCAACAAGACCTCAAAAATGAGTGGCAAGTTAGGCATAAATTCCTTGCAAGAGCTCATGAAATTAGTAATGAATGGCGTGTTATCAACGGCATGATTACTCTTGATGAGGAAACAAGTAGAATCATATACAATGATTCTATGCCTCAAGAGTTTCAACCCACTCTTAACAAGGCACACAATTTCAACAAATACATCAAGGAATTAAGAGAGAGGTATATACAATGACAGAAAAAGTGAAAGCATACTGTAATATGTGTGGGTTTGATACATATCGTGATAGAGGACAAGATTGTCCTTATCATCAAAAGGTTATGCAAAGTGAAGAAGGATCTTATCTATTATATGATGAGTTCAACCAAGATGGAGAGGAACTATAATGGATCTATCTAATAGTGGTGGATCATTAACCTTTGGGTATAGGGAACAAATGTATCTCATGGATTTCATGCAAAGCATTGATGACATGAAAAGGTATGTAAAATTCCTCGAAGATTATGATCGGATCAATATTGATATGAAAGAACATGATGACGAATCATTCGAGATAGATTTAGATGACACACAATCATTTTGGCATAATAATGATGGCGACCTAATCATGTGCCTGTCAGGTATTGCATACGAAACTAGATGTTATGCCTACTTTGGTATAAAAACATTTAGCAAGAAAATAGTATTGCTTCAGGTATGTGATTCATCTACTGATCAACCATACTATGAGAGGGCAGAAGAATGACTATGATATGCCAAACATGTGAAACTAATAAGACATTAGATTTTCAGATGTTAGTCAATAAATGTATAGAAGCAAAATTCAATGAGAAATACATACCAATCAGGAAATATTTTGAACAAGATATATGTTTTGAATGTTATGAATCAGAAGTTGAGGGTATATCAAGAGTATTATATGAGGTTGAAAATGACCTGTGAATGTAATCATTGTAGGAGTGAGAAAACAAGGGCACATCTTATAAACATAATGTATTTTCCTGAAATTGCATTGAAGGTATTAAGACCATGACCAATAAGATAACAGTAGTCGTGGACATAGATGATACAGAATCATTAACTGAGCATGGATCTCTTGATGGTGGTGTGTATGGTATGGATCGTGATGGTGTGTATCATATGTGGTATGGTAGTAGGTCTTATCTTGTTAGATTTTCCCCCCCTTGTGAATACTGTGGGGAATTGATCTGTAACTGTGAGGAAGTAATAGATAAAAACATACAGGCACAAGAGAGGACAGAACAATGAAATCTGAACAAAATATTAGATTAGAATTATATCTAGAACAAGGTAACTTGGCAGTTGCAGAAGAAGATATACCAAATGATTGGTATGATGAGGGAGATGTTAGGTGTTACGTTGAAAACATTGCAAGAATAGAGGGAAAAATAGAATCTTATGAATGGGTGTTAGAACAATGAAGCAATCAATAACACTATCAGAAGTATATAAATTCATCAATGAATCATACTGTAAGATTAATAAAAATGGATTGTATATAGATTCAATAGTTGATAGATTTAGAGGAGTTAGATATAATAATGGTGGTTTTGCTGAATACATTGAAGAAGATTATCATCATTATTGTGAAACATATTGTGAGGAATTGTCGCAAGAAAGTAAAGATTTACATGAACAGATAAATATATTAATGAAACTGTTTGAAATTGATTACAATCTAGAAAATGAGTATCAAGATTGTATGTGGGAAGAAACAAAAATGAATTGTTCTAATCATAATAAAAATACAATAATGTTATGTCTTTCTAAACATGGAGATTGTAATGATACAAGAACTATCTTAAATAAAGAAGCAGAAGAATTTGCACATAAAATGTATGATGAAGATTATGATGTTCAAAATTCTTTGTATCGTGAGTACAAAAAGGAAATGATATATTCAGGAGATTATTATGATTGATGACAAAACCCTAATGAAACATGTCAGATTATGTAAGGATAGTGTCATGCTTAGACAACAAACTCTTATTTGTAAGCAACATGATATGGTATTAGAACTACCATGATTAATATAAAATGTGCTGATTGTGATATGGATTGTGAAGTTCCATCTAAAGAACTCATATATTGTGTAAGATGTTTCCAAAATCATAGAAATGACATACAAGATGATTACTATTGATAGTATTCGTATGTGATTTATGTAATGCTGAGTTACCTGATGAACTAACTAGATTAGAAAGACATACTGAATGGCATAGTAAGGCACACATACAACACAGGAATACTACTCAAGGTGTTCCAAACTATAAAAAGAAGGAGGTATGATATAAAATATGGAAGAAGAATATGAAGAAAGACCTGAATGGTCATGGATAGATAGAAAGAAATAACACCCTTTTCCAACGGTGTTTCGTTGGGAAAGACTTAAATCAAACCCTTGATGATAGAGTTTGTCTTGAGAGATCAAGCAAACGTCAATCAAAGATTGATATGTTACAAGTATCTAACGCTAGTGTGACGGTATGAAGATTCACACAGTTATTCCATACATTGTAACCACATATATATATAAAGCCAAGTGCTTTATAAAAGGAGGTAATTAATATGACATGCGACAATAGATTACTAACTACCAAAGATGTTAGTACATTGCAAAAGAAAAACCTAGTAAAACTCAGTAGTATATTGAGTGACTCTGATAAAATACAAGCAAGTAAATTTGCTGTATTATTATTAGATGTTGATGGCGAAATGTTTAGAACAGGAAACCAACTAGGACAATTAGTTCCACAAGAATCCACTATCGTAAGAGATAGAACAGGACAGATTGTGGGTATTCCAACAGTATCTGGTGGCTAACCACCCCTTATATTTTTTTGAGTCCACATAGAAAATTCGTTTGCTATCTTTGTTACAAAACTTTCGGTGGAAGAAAACTAGGATCTTCAATAGGTTCTGGTAAATTTATTGAAAACATCTGTAAGAAATGTACAAAAGAAAATTACGTTTGGGATCACGATCTTAGACCTAATTATAGAGCAATCGAAAGACAATTAAAGGAATCACAAGTATAAAATGTCCAAAGAAGAATACTATAAACCAACACTAATCGAGCCAAAGGATTTAGATATTGAAGGAACGGATTATAATGCTGACCTTAATGTTATAAAAGAGGGCAACACTATCAAGGTTACTATGGATCAAGATGTAATGATACAGCGTGTATCACATGAGATTTATAGTAATGCTGAATCAGGTATAAGAGAACTCATCAACAATGAGTATCGTGCCTGTCGTCAAGCAAGAGATAACTATAATGCCAAGCCTAGAATAGAGATAACTATTGATGCACGTACTAGAGAACTAACCATAGAGGGTATTGATTCTCTTGGTATATCAGTTCGTGTGTTTGATAAAGTTCTTAGACGTCTAGGTGTATCAGGTAATGTTGATGGTGGTAAAGAGATTGGTCAGTTTGGTATGGGATTCGCAGCTTATACTACACTTTCAGAATTGATTACTGTCGAAACATATAGTAGAGAGGACAACCAAGAGTTTGCTTTCTTAGGAGATAGAGGTATTGATTTCAAGATACTTCCTAAACCTGAACGAGAAACATTTGGAACTAAGATACTATTAACCTGTAAAGAGAGTGTAGATTTCAAAGACATTAGGGATAAGGTAAAAGCATGTGCCTTGTTCTCAACCATACCAACTGTTATCACAATATTAGATGACGGTAAAACAGATGATTCTTATAGGTATGATAACGATCTTTCAATAGGAACAGAAGTTCTACCTACATATAGTTCAGGAAAAGATTGGTGTATCTCAGAATATCGAGAGAAAGTTCCACAACAATATACTCATTTAGATGAATCCACTAGAGGATTATGTGATCATGGTTTTGCAGTAGGTTTTTACAAAGAAGTTCACATCAACAATGATGACTACGAGTTCTTTGGTATTATATCTATTAATAAGAACGGATCATTAATGAGTTTAGAGGGTGGTAATAGATATGATTCAGGGGATAACCATGCGTTGTTAGTGAACACACCTATACAATCAAGCATAAAACCAAAAGGTAAATGGACAGTATGGTATCTTAATGTAAAGAACGAAAGAGATTATGTTCCAACAGCAGATAGAGATAGATTAAAAGATGAATCATCTGCCAAAATTAATATGGTATTAGGTATAGAATTACAAGAAAGATTCACAGGCACAGGTCTTGCGATAAATAGTATTGCAGATTTCAATGCTTCAATCAATAAACCTGTGTTGAAAAACCTTTGGAACTTTACTGAACTTATGAATAGTAAGGAATACATTAGCAGTAAGAGAGTAATGGATATATTAGATAAACGATACCCAACTATTAATCAAAGACGATTAGTCATGAGTGATATGATTTCCAGCAACAATACAATAGTTGTATTGAAAAGTCTTAGAGCAGATATGATGTCAAGATTAACTGGATCGTTAGGTAAGAAAAAGTCACTTACATTTATCAGGTGGCGACCAATAGATGTGTATGGAGATGATAGTCTTGAAACTGTAATAGCATTGATGAATGAATGTAATGTAGTATGGGGAGAACAATATCTGAAAGACAATAAGGTCAAGGGTATTAAATCTACTAACCTTGCTAAATCTGTTGCAGAAGAAGCAGGTTGTGTATTATATCACAAAGGAAACAACAGATATTCTAGTGTCTTTGGAACTGAAACAAGATACTATGTAGAGAAATATTCTACTACTGTTGGAGAGGTTAATGAACAAGCAGATTTGAAAGACAATACAAACCATAGAAATAATATCATGCAGGTTACCAAAGAAGATTGGCATGAGTTCTATGAAAAAACATTGTATAATCATAGTGGTATTGGATTCTGTATTATGAAACCTCGTAAAGGTATTAGTGATAACATTGAATGTTACACAGATTACAAGGAAGCATACAAGACAAGAAAGTTCCTAACATTAGGAAGTGAAAGGAAAACAATAAAGGAATTGTTCCCTGAAGATAATGGTAAAATAAACAATGGATTTGAAGATGGTGTAATACAACTTGTAGTATGTCCTAAGAAACATGCTGAAACAATATCTGAACTATTTAAACCAGAAGATATACAATTCAAAGAAACTTATAACAACAATTCTGTGAATGTAATATTCTGTAATAGTAATAAGGAATTGATATGTCTTACAACATACATTAATCAAACATATAAAAATTCATATACTATATGTACAAGCCATGCTAGTACATTTAAAAAGTTGTTTGATAAAGATAGTAACTGTGGAAATACCTTAATGACAAGTTCTAAAGAAACTGATTGGCAACAAGTTATAAAGATGGAAAACTTTAGAAGATCAATTCCTGACAGTATGTATCAGTTGTTTTTGAACGCTGTTAATAATGAATCAGATAGAGGACAGGAATTTATGCAATCCATATATGATTATGGAGATGAGCAAAGATTAGCAGGAGATAAATTTGACAAGCCTTGAGAAAACAATAACATATTACAGATGTAACTACTGTAATAATCTAAGGATTCATTGGTCAGATGAACAAACCGATACGCATTTATGTAAGCCTTGTTATGAATCAACATGACTAGATACGAACACACCATTGTTATGATCAGATGTAATATATGTGATAGCCCAAGAATACATTGGTCAGATAAACAAGATGATTTAGATTTGTGTAAGAAATGTTATTCAGAACGTTGGGATAAAAAAGTGCGTGGAGATGAATCATGAATAGAAAAGAAATACATTATGTGCAAGAGGCATTTCGTGAATTGATTAAGAATATAGACGAACAACTTAAGGTTAAATTTTTATGTGAAGATGAAAGTGTATATCTTACAGGTGTTCTTCAAGGTTATCAACATGGATATGAGTTAGTGAGGAAATTAAAATGAAAGTTTCATTCTTAGATGAACGAGATGGATTGTATATTATTATGATCGAGGGTAAAGTCAAGACCATAGTAAGAGATGCCTACTCACAACTCAAGTATAAAACATATAATGGTAACAGAATTTTCTATGATTTCGGAGATGGTTTAAAGATACAGGAAACTTATGATGATAGAATCTTTAACTGTTACATAGGAGAGGCAGTAATTAATATCAGAAATGGTAAGAAGATTGCCGAGTATATCATAGATGAAAACAAATCAGGCTATGAATTATTCGTCAAAGAACATTACCTTGAACAGCACAGAACTGAACTATTAGATAAGATCATTGATACATATAATAATAGAGTGGTCAAAGTTAAAGATGGTTATGTGGTTGATGACATATTCAAGGTAGATAACAAAGGAACAAGTTATTGTAAATCTGGTGTTGTAAAATTACCTAGTGCAAAACATGGTAATTGGAAATTCCTTTGCACAGTAGCACAAGGAAATATAAGAAAGATGTCAATAGATAGTGAAGTTGGTTTGCTAGAATTAGATACAACATGTATGACTGTACTAGCAAAGATTGGATTCTTCTGTAATCCAAACGTTCATGATAAAGTATTCATGAATCAACTACCACAGAAAATACAAAAATTACTTGTCGAACAAGACAAGGTAAAAGGAGGTAATTTAATATGAAATTAGAAAAACAAATAACTGAAAAGTTATTAGAAAAATTAGACCAAGCAACAGTAATAGATTACGTTGCTAACAATTACTCTTGTGAGATAATAGATATATTACAAGATGATATATATGATATGGTTAGAGAACAATCAGATAGTTTTAATGATCCTGATTCTGCATGGAACGATAGAGATTGACTAACAAAGATTTTGAAAATGGAGATTTTTGTTTAGAATGTGGTTGTCATTATACAGAAGGTTGTCCTTGTGATAAAGAGGAAGAAGATAATTGACCGACATGAATGATACTGCTGATGTTAGAATACATTATTGCAAATCAAAAAAGCATACAGGCAAACCAATCGTAGTTAATCCAATAGATTCAGATGAATATGATACAGATAATTTTGAGATGAATGATGTTAATGTTCGTGTCAAATTTAATAACGCTGTATCAAAAGAAAAATCTAGTGGAGCTACTAGCATACTAGAGGTAAGGAAGCCCAAACCCATTGAAGATAATAATACTTTAATGTATAAGGCAATAAGAACAAGAGAGAACGCATATAATAGTTCATGTATATCTTGTAGTAAAGACTTTGAAATAGGTGTAAAGAGAATACATTGGAGATTAAAATTACAGGCTTCATCATGGTTTCATAACGGATCATTTACTACAGATCAATGTCAAGAATGTGCATTAAGAACATGCGAACTTTGGATAGATAGTATGAGACAGATGAGAGAGAACATTAGAAATGAATGATAGAGAATTATGTATTCATACTGTAACATCTTTAACAGGATTCTTTAGGAGAGATAGTAATGTTGAGCCTGATTATGAGATGTATAAATATCTGTTAGAATCAAGTAGAGTTGCATTGTTTTCTAAAATATCCTTAGAAGAAATGTATAAGATTGCAGAAGAATGTGACGAACAAGATAAAGAGGTAGTTAAACTAACTGAAAAGATGGTTAAATATCTAGAGGCTCAAAGAGAATGAGCCACAGTTACGCAGGATTCTATGGTCATGGAACTATAACTAAAAGCATAAGTGATGTATGTGGTAGAGGAAATCTTGTAGATCCTACACACATAAGACTTCACTCATACATGGGTGGAGATAAGAACGACAACAGATGTACTATTATGTCATTAGGAAAAGGACACAGTTATGAAACATTTAATGAGGCAGAAGTATCTATATGTATGAACAAGAAAGATGTGGCTCTACTTATTAGAGAGATGTCAGCATGGTTGGCAGGAGATGAGGGTAGTGACGATTACGGAACTATGCCCGAGATAACCTTTAGCCATATATCACATGAAGATAATCATTTGTCAGAAGAAGAATACGGAAAGGTATTAGATGAGAGAGCAAAAACATTTGGGTGGACAAAAAAAATGAGGGATAACCACCAATGACTAAAGAAGAAATAGATTGCGAAGAATTTCCTGAGCATGAAGAATGTAAATGTTCTGATCCTAATGATGGAGATGCTTTATATGATGCATGGGCAGATGATAGAGTGATAGCATTTTATGAGGCAATAGAATCAAGGGAAAAATTGTACAAGAAACTATTGTTGTGTGACTATAGTGGAAAGAGTGATGAACGAGATGAACTAGAAAAGGAACTCGTTTATAATCTTACAGGTCAAAGAGGATTATGGTTGAACATGAATAATCTTCATGAGTGGGTTCAAGAATAATGGTCATGAACTGTAGAAACTGTGGTATAAAATGTGGAGCAGTAGATGGATTTGATCCACCATACTGTTGTGATTCTTGTAACGAAGAATGGCACATTAAACTAGAGAAGAAACTAAGACAGTATGATGAAGATGTATTGTCAGGTAAAAGAAACAAATGATCTGTAGAAAAACTACTTCAGTATGTATGGAATCCTATGCTACGAGAGGTAGATATAAAATACGATCGAGGTATGGCTCTATAGTACAGAAAAATTGTACTAGATGTAACAAAGTTTTACTTTGTAATACAAGGAAAAAATATTGTAGTAACTGTAAAGTTATAAACCATAGAGAAGAATCTAAACTCTATCAAAGAGAGTTAAGATCACATATAAAAAAATCCCAACTCGCTTGGGCAAAAGGAGGAATATAATATGAATAGAGACGATATGTATAAAGATACATATGATGAATTGATTGTAGACATACTTCAAAGAGTAGAAGTATTAGAAGAAAGAGTTTCAAGACTTCCATGTGATCATATCGAATTTCCATTAGATGAGGGATATGAATTAGATGAGGATAACAATGAGGTAAGAGTTTTGTATTGTAGAAACTGTGGAGAAGTAGTAGAATGAAAACTAAAGAAGCAAAAGACATTGTAGGTGGGCTAACCTACACAAGTAAAATGCCCTGCCCTAGTTTATCTATACCATCTAGTGCCTGTATAACAGGGGCTAAGTTAGTAAAGATTAAGGGATCTACATGTGAGGGTTGCTATACATTTAAGGGAATGTATAACTTTCCTATTGGAAAACTGGCTAGGGATAAAAGACTAGATAGTTTATACAAACTTAGATGGGTTGAGGCTATGGTCACACTCATTAAATCTAGGAGAGATTATAAGAAAGGAGAGGATTGGTTTAGATGGCACGATAGTGGAGACATACAAGGTATGATCCACCTGTGTAACATTATGCAGGTTGCAGAACTTACGCCTGATTGTGATCATTGGTTGCCTACTAGAGAGAATGCTTTTCTTAAGGCTTATGTAGAGAGTGGTAAGGTTGTTCCTAGTAATATGTATGTTAGAGTTTCTGCTACTATGATTGATGGTATGCCCCCCACCGAGTTTGTTAATGAACTTAACAAGTATGATAATGTTAAGGGATTCATAGGCACAAGCACAGTACATAAGGACAAGGAAGCCATTGGTGTCAGTTGTATTGCATATGATCAAGGTGGAGAGTGTAAGGATTGTCGTACCTGTTGGTCAACAGAGTTAAATGTATCATACCCTAAACATTAGTATGTCACACAAGACAGATTATAGAACACAGAAACAGAAAGCATTAGAGATACTTGAACATGAACAAATCAAAGTTGTAATGAAAGGGTTGTGGGAAATAGAATCATTAACTGAAGATCAAAAATATGAGATTGAGTTAGTTGATACAACACAATCTATTAGTGGTTACACCTGTGGTTGTAAGGCATGGAAGTTTTCTGAAGATAAGGAATGCAAACACGTTGTTGCAGTAAAGATATTCGATAAAGGATATACTCCAAAGCATATTGTGTTTGATGTTGTGTCATTAAATTCTACTGATTTATCAGTAGAACAAATCTATGAACTTATTAACAGATAACGTATTTACGAAAAGACTTATTAAGAAGTAGTATAAATACTGTTGTGTGGACATAGATGATAATTTTCTCGGAGATGACAGGGAAAAGTATATTACTATGTTAGTAGAAATAGAAAAAAAGATTTGGATTCCTATACACAGGGAAGAAAAATCACATTGGGAATCCTTAACGGATTCTGAAATCATACAGAGTTTGAAACGTCTTGAAGATGTTGAGAACAATCCTGTATAAAATAAATAATAGCCAATAGGCTAGGAGGAATATAATATGACAGAAAAGAAAAAGAAATCGTGTGATGAATGTTGGAGCCAGAAACAATACTGTGAAGAATGTTCAATGGAGAATGCACAATGAATAAATATACTGACACCTCAAAATCTTCTCCTCAAATTGCAAACGAATTAGCAGAAATGAACAGGCTAAAGAGATTGGAACTGAAATTAAAATATCAGATACCTGATTTTGATTTAGAAGATTGGGGAGTAGTAGATAAGGCATGAGTGATTATACTGCTGAAGATATTAACAACGCCATACTCACAGGTATTGTCAAGACACTAGGGATAATGAAAGATGTCAAAGCACAAGGAGATGATCTTAATGAGGTAGACTTTGATGAGATCATTGAAATGCGAATGAGAGATATGACAGATAGACATATCTATGAAGAAACCAAAGAAGCAGATGATGAGGATAACGAATAGGTATGAGAACAAATGTGAGAACTGTAGTAAAACTATTACAGTTGGAACAGAAGTAGAGTGGGAGAAGGGTAATGGTATCCGACATATTAAGTGTCCTAAACTCCGTAACTATTCTTATAAGAAACTACTCACTCTCAAGAAGTGTCAAGAATGCAAAAGACTTTTAAGTGGAGACACTTTTATATCTGACATGAATAGATTATGTATTGCCTGTTGGCATAAAACATTAGGAGGTAAATGAATATGAAAAAATATACAAAAAGAATAAGCAATGAATGGCTACATGATAAACACACAGAAAATAATTGTGATTGTAATGGTAGAGAAACAGCAACAATGGAATCAGATGGGGCAGGAGATATGGAAATATGTCTAAAATGCTTCGGAGCAAAAGGATGTGTTTATTAAATGAAATGTAATAACTATCTATGTGAAAAAGAATCACAAGGAAAGAAAGGTTATTGTTTAAGATGTTTGCATTCAACTGCGAACGTTGTAAACATATGTGAGATGTGTAGAACTACATTTAATATTACTATAGGTATTAAGAAAAAATACTGTTCTAGTAAATGTAGAGCAAGAGCATATTACATACGAAAGAAATTAGACATGGTAAAACATAGAGGTATGTTAAATGTTTGACATCTTCATTGAGATAAACAAAACTCTTATAGAGATGCGTGACCTCATGGTCAAGATGGAAAAACATTTAGATGATCTTACTGTTCCACCCAATATGAAAAATTGGGCTAGAGCATTGAAAGAGGTAGAAGAAGAATGAATGTTTGTCATGATAAGTGTGATAATTATCCATCACTAATTCACTTAGCACATAAGTATGTAGATGGAGAACTTGCCTATTGTAAGACTTGTTCTAAAAGATTCTACCTAGAAGATTGTAATGGCTACAGATGTTTCTGTTGTAATCAAGTAGTTAGAACTCATGCAAGATGGCGTAGTAAATACATGGAGCATACTACAGTTGACTGACAAATGTAAAAGACATGCATATACAGATTGGGCATTTCCATTCTTTGATTCAGTAGAAGATTATCCTAGAGAGACTTGTTCAAGATGTGGAAAAGTAAAAGGATTGAATCTATATTATCTTGGTAGAGATAAAGATGGTAGAAGAGAATTAGCATACGACCATAGAAAACCAATATCAAGAAAGATAAAACCTTGGAGTTATTCTTATGGTAGTGAACTGGTTTTTGACTTGAGGGATATGAATGACTGATATTGATCCCTGCACAAAGTGTAAGAAGCGTAATGGTTGGGTATGGCATTGGGGAAAGAATGATGGTAAGAGTAGTGGTTATGCAGAATGTAAAAACTGTGGAGCAGAGTTTTGACTGAATGCTATGATGTAGTTTGTCATAACGAGGCAAGTGGAAGCAAAGGATTTAGAGGAAAGTTATGTAGACAATGTAAGCTTAGTGGAGAGCCGTTTACATTACCATGTATAAATTGTAAGAAACCATTTACAAAGTCAACATTACATAGTACGATGCCATTGTATTGTTCTCACTACTGTAAAGACAGAGCAAATTATTTAAAGGCTAGAAATAAAAGATATGATAAAGGTTTAGTAAGACCTAACACATCTTTTAATAGTGTACTTAGTGTACTGTTAGTAAGACGTTGTAATGCTAAGATGTTATGTGAACATACAGGATATACAAGGAAAGCGTTACCTGCTATAATAACTAGGCTAAGAATTAAAGATGGTTGGAACATTAAAATGTATCATGGCTACTATGAATTAGAAGACGGATTATATAAGAAGTATAGATTTAAAAAAGTAGTCTAGGTATTATAAAGTGGTCTTGCTTCTCTTTAGTTACCTCTCCTGTTTCTTCTATACATCTGTGTAATTCTTCATGGAGTATAGTAGATATCAGTTCATAGGGGGAGTCTATTAATGCTAGGTTTATTATAACCGTACCATCATGTGACCAATACTCTCCAAAATTACATTCAGTTTCTTGGTCAGGCTCTATTATGAAGTGCATATATTGCTCTAGGTTATAGTATTATTAATGTTTTTGATATGTAATTGCCACCCATTACGCACGAATATAGTGTTTCTAAACTGAAATTCCATTGTCTTTATATACTTCCTTAAGTTCACTTATACTTAAATCGTTGTATTTATCTGCGAATAATTTTGGGCAGTCTCCATACCATATGTCTATTACCTTACAGTCATAGAACTCTAGGGTTTTCTTTTGGACAGCATCAACTCTCTGCATACCTAATCCATCATGGTGTGGATCTTGCACTCTAACAACATAGGTTTTACCTTTTAGTATATATACTATGTCAAGAGTTTCTTTCTCTTGCCTTTCAGATAATCCCCATTCCTTATCTACCAACTTACTTAGTAGGCATTGGGTTATAAACTCTGCTTCAGGGTATAAGGACTTAAGTATACTTAGACATGTGCGTTCGCCTCTGCCTATGATCTCAGTCATCACTTACCTCTAAATCTGTACACTTATACTCCCTAAGTAAAACTTCATGAGTTCGCTCCTTGTATTTAACATTTATAACTAAGACTTTTACGCCTCTTACTTTCTTTAACCATTTAAGTATAGGTTCTTTTGATGCCCATGCGTTTGTTTTTATTTGTAAGAATGTTATTATTCCCCCCTCGTCAATGCAGATTCCATCAAAGATATTCCACAAGTCTAAGGCTCTGTACCATGCTCCTTGACAGTAAGTTAAGTCTTGTCTACGACCATGTGCCTTTAACCAAATCTCATCATAGCCATGTTCAAGGAGATAATTTACTGCTTTCCTGTTACTCCACCTCATTCTTTGTCTTGGATTCATTATTGAACATACCCACATATCTCACAGATTAGTATCCTACTTGATGATTCTGTCTCTACGACATTTGCTCCACACTTCATACAGTCTTTAGTATCCATAGTTAATCATAATAAGTGATGGCATCAATGAAGGAAAAATTCAAGAAACCTTTGCCCAGCTTTTCAAATGACTGAGTTCTAGCCACCACATATTTATACTAAGTATATTAAGTATTTAAGAGTTATTCATGAACGTCTAAATCCTATATGTCCGTTTATGGTTTTTCTTTCGCCTTTAGTGACAGGTTTAACCCTGTGCCACATATTAGATGGTATTATAACTAGAGTATTTTTTTTGGGAATTATTACCAAGTCAGCTAATGGTTCAGATACATGTGTAATATCCCCATAATCTATATCATTTATAAATGATAGTTCTAATTCTCCACCTTCAAAATCATCATTTAGATAATAAATATAATTAGCTATCCTATGTGAAGTTAGAGTTGAACCTGAATCAATATGCCATTTAAATCCTGCACCTTTTTTATATACTGTATATTGACAGTCTGAATAAGTCGATGATGGTATAAGTTTTAATAATAATTCTATGACTGGAATTTTATTATATACCGACTCTACAAACATATTAGAATCTATTATTCTTAATATATCAGAATTAATTAATGTTCTATCATAAAATTCATTAATATATACTCTAGAAAAAGATGCCATTGGTGTTCCGTTATTATATTCAATACCCTCATCTTTTAAAAATGGATTTAATCTTAACAACTCTTTATCGATAAGAGATATTTTATCATTAGTTAAAAAATTATCTATTTTTATTATATCTCTTTTAATCATTCAGGAACGTCTATTCCTTTAGCGTTTAAGGAAAATTGTATGTCTTGAGTAGGATCTTCAGGACTATCAACCATTCTAGCAATTCTTTTCTTGCCTGATTTCTTAAAGTAGATTCTGTAAGTAGAAGCATGTCCTACAACATTTCCACCAATCGGCTTGATAGGATCTCCAAACATTATACTTGGATCAGTCTGCACTTGATTGGTAAACAATATCACGCATGAGAAATAGAATGTTATATTTTTTAAGTGTGTCATAAGTCTAGCAATTTGATTCTGTCTAGCGGCTAGTGTTCCTCTGCCTAGATACTCTTCACGGAACTGTCCTATCGCTCCATCAAGAACTATAAGTTTAGGTCTATCATCTAGCATTAACTTTGTCAAATTGTTGACAGTTCCCATCAAGTTCTCAGTGTTGGGTGTGTATAAGTAAGTAATATTATCAAGTAAGTCTATTGCTGTCTCTTCATCTGGAACAAGTTCTCTTGCCAAGAGAATTTCAACAAGTCGTTTTGGTTTGAATGTATCTTCACAGTCAATCCAAATTACCTTGTCATTCTTTGCTATAGTCTCTGCTGTTAGACTGTAACAAAACTGTGTCTTACCTGATCCAAATTCTCCATAAATTTCATAGAGTGATTCAGGCTTAAGTCCACCACCAAACATTGCATCAATGTCTGGAACGTTGATCTTGAGCATTTCATAATTCTGTTGATATCTCATAAGTTCTGATACTTTCATATTTGTTTTTCTAATGTAACCTTTACTCTCTAACATTGTCTTTGCTTTGTAAACCCATTCATCTGCTTTCTCTTTAGTTGCTCCTGTTAATTGTTGAATCTCATAAGATCCTCTTACACATAAATCATAAAGTGTTGATACTCCAAATGCCATAAGTTTCTTTTCTGTCACAGCACCAAGTCCATCTAATTGTTTTACAGAATAATCTAAAGTCTCTTCGATAGCACTTCCAACTCCTGACTGTATTGATTCTTCAACCTCTTTAAATACAGCATCAATTTCTTCAGTCATATATAAATAAAGAATGGGTAGAATAAAAACCTATGTGTTAATCACACAGTCTTTTCCCAACTACCATCTTTGTTCTGTTTGATCTGACATTCCTTTACCATGTTGTTCCACATCTTCTCTGCTGAACTTGCATCAAACTTTGCGTGTTCTGACAATGCGTTAATATAATCTCTATACATTAACTTCTTTTCTATCCCTGCTACATTATCCCATGTCTGTTTTGCTACATAGTCTTTTGAAGAGTTCTCTGTTATCATGTGTTGTGATGTTCCTTCCCCTTTGTCTAAGTCTATTCTAAGTGAACGATAACTTGACTTTAACAACTCGGTTACTGCCAACACATCATCTTCATCAACTTCGGACTTTAACAAAAGTTTGGCTCTTGCCATTGAAAACCTGACCAATGCTTCAAGTTGTCTCACTCCCACTGTGATTGATTCTGATGTTGATTTACTTCTCATGTTGTTGTAGACAGAGATCAGTTTCAAATGTGTGGACTTTGACAAAGTCGGCTTCAACTGTCTTGCATAGTTCAAGTAAGCCATAAGTTTCTCTTCTGACATACCTGTGTTTTCATATACAGTATTGTATGATGAAAGTATATGTTGTGCCTTGTTAGTATCATCTTTTGAATTAACCACATCTACCAACAACCAAATGAAATCAAACCTTGTCAAGAGTGGAGGTGGAAGATTCAAATTTTCTGCCAAGTTTCTCTCCAAGTCGTATTTTCCATAGATTGGATTGGCAGCTGCCATGACTGAGGTCTGAGCAGGTAGTGTTAAGTTGATACCTGCCTTTGCAATAGATACTGTTTGCTGTTCCATTGCTTCATGCATTGCACTTCTATCAGATGGATTCATCTTATCAAACTCGTCTATCATTGCATGACCACCTGAACATAATGCCATTACCCCTGCCTGTGCAACCTTGCGACCGTTAGGTAATTCTACTATGCCTATTGTTAATCCTGCGGCTGATGCTCCTCTACCTGATGTGAATATTGATTTTTGTGTAAGTCGTCTTGAGGCTTTGAGTAGTTCTGACTTTGCCATGCTTGGATCTCCTACTAGTAGTTGGTTTATGTCTCCTCTTTTTCTTGTTTTTACCCCCCCTACCAACTGCAATAGTATACTAAGTTTGATGTCTTTGTACAAATCGTCAGCGTAAATCTCTGGAGCAAATGAATCAACTAACTTGTTGATGAACTTACCGCCATCTGATGTGAGTTGTTTTTTGTAATCCTGTATCTCAGTATCATTTGGTAGAAGTGTATCACACAAGTCCAAGTCTTCCATTGATATCAACTGTATCACAATATCATTCTCCTCATCTTTAGTCACTATTGATTTGAATATACCTGTGACTCTTTTCTTCTGACCAACAAACACTCTTCCTATATGACTACCATATATCTTTGCTGTGAATATAACAGGGGAATTGTTTAATGCCTGTTCTAGTGGTTCCTGAATTAAAACGGTTTGAATATACTCTGTTTTAGTTCTATTCATATCAGATTCCATTAATTGTTTTTTACAAGTTGGATTAGAACAATATCCTTTTTGTATTTTTTTGTAAAAGTCTGCAACTAACTTCACTTCATTGTAGCATTTTGGACATACTACAAAAGTCTCTATTATATGAGATTTTCTTTCATCCATGCCTATAACTTCACAAACAAATTGTATTGGACTGTTCTCATGTTTTGGAGATAGGTCATGTAACAACACACTTTCATCAACTGTAAGTTCTACAGTTAGTTTTTGAAACTCGAATGCAATATCAATTCCTGGGAATGCCTGTTGCTTTATTTTTATAATGGCATTCTTTAGTTCCTGTGCAAATATCTCACTGTTGTTAATGAACAAGTCAACAACTCCTGACTCAGAGGCATTGAATCTGAATACACTTGTAGGTGTTAGATTGTCTATTATATCCAAATATCTTGGAGTGAATAGATAATCTTTCAATGCATCATGTAATGCAGAATTTGTGTGAGTTACCATTGTAAGTAAGTCTCCACTTTCTTACTAATCATGTTTGCAATCTGTGCATTTCTACTTTGAAGTTTTTTAAGTTCTTCAGGATTCAAAGATTCTATGTATTTTATCCACACGTTAATCTCTGAATAGAACTGTGGCATTAATACCATATTCTCGTTAGTGAACTCATCTATCTTCATTGCCCCTTCTGCATGGTTACTAACGTATTCGTTTGCGGCTTGACCTAACATACCACTAAAAGAAACGTGGTTAGGTCTTAATTTATCAAGTTTCTGAAAATACTCTCTTGTACTTTTTGAGACTGATACTGATATTATTGTTCTGTCAAATTTACTCATGATGTTTTATTTCAAACCATGTACTTAAAGCTTATTGAAACTTGTATAGCTTATATAACATTACTTGTATAAGTTTAGTTTAATGGAAACACTTTGCGGACTTTGATAAAAAATGAAAAAAAATTATCCTTTGTCTGGATAAGTTCTCTTTGGTTTTGCATCACTTGGTAAAACATGACTTTGTTGATAAACACCTAAAATTCTTTTGAATAATGCTGAATCACTTTCATTCATTACTCCATTCTTTGTGTCTTTGATTGCTTGTGCATATTTTCTGAATAATTCTTTATCTTCCCATCGTATGCTTATTGTTGTATGTGTGTTTGATTGCTTTCTCCCCACCATGAAGATAGGTATATATGGTAGAATATAAAAGTTGTTGTAATATGTTTTTGGATCATGTTTATATATTTGTAATATGATTTAATGTCATGACAATCAAAGCAAAATTTGCAGGAACATGTAAGTTGTGTGGAGAGGAATGGTCGAAAGACTTTGACATCCACTACAGCAGAGAGCCAAGAGCAATCTGTATCAACGAAAAATGTTTCAACACACAAAAAGGAAATGCACCACAATCAAGCAGTGGGTATCAACGAAACCAAAGTATAGTAACTATCAAACCTGAAGTTAAAGTATCAACTGCTGTCAAACATTGTGAACCATTACTTAAAATGTCTATAGCAAAAGCACATGATATGACCGTAGAGTTGTACCCAGAGCTTGACGTTAACAGTCACACCTTTGGACAAATCAGAAGTAAGTTTACAGACCAAGTATTATCTATATACTTTTTCGAAAACTCTTAAGTATATCATTACTTTTATTTTTTTATTATGAAAACTTGTAACAGATGTGGAACACAAAATCTTGAATGGGATATGCATTATCATGAAGTAACTGGTAAGTGGAAATTACTAGAACATAAATCATCTAAAGGAAAAGTATGTGGAAGGGTAAAACAAGAAGTGTTTTCAAAGACTTCTAAAAAAGATATTATTAAATGTCCTCTTTGTATAGATAGTTCTTTTGGATGGTGTAATAATACAGAGATGTTTGAAATACATCTGGATCAATTTCATCCTAAAGGAGAAATGTTAACAGATTTAGATTATGTAGTTGAACATCAATCAGAGTATACAACCAAAAAATTCTGGAAACATGATAAAAATTATAGTCGGTATGTCGATTAGTATACAGGTTTATATGCTAGTATAGTGTGATTATTCCATGTTCAGCAAAAAAGTAACTATTCAGTTACAAAAACAAGATGACATAATTCATCTTGAGCCGTTAAGCGATATTCATGTAGGTCATGCAGGTTTTGATGAAGCACTCTACAAGAGTAGAATTAAAGCTATAACGAGAGATAATAATAGATACACCTTATTTATGGGAGACCAGTTAGATGCAATATCAGTATATGATAAAAGATTCAATCCTGATATGTCAATAGAACATGATATTGATAACCAAAGAAAGACTTGGCAAACACTAACACAGCCTTTAATAAACAAACATAAAGATACAGATAATGAAAAAGTTTGGGGGTTGCTACATGGGAACCACGAATACAAAATTCCTGCAATTACTAGAGCCTATATAGAGAATCATTTTTGTGAACCAAACGACTTTACATTTTTAGGAAGTCGTGCAATGATAGGATTAGAGATAAAATATAAGAAACAAATTTTACAGCAGTTAACCATACTAGCAATACACGGTAGTGGTGGTGGCAAACCTGAAAGAATGTTTGATCAAATGAAGAAGAACAACTATGCAGATATTTTCATCTGTGGTCACTTGCATCAAAAAAGATACCAACCTGAAGTAGCAAACGACTTTGATTTTGAAACAGGTCTAAGATGGGAGAGAGATATTCATCTTATCAATGGTGGTACATTCTGTCATACAGTAGTAGAGAACACTGATGGATACATGGATAGAAAGAATGAGATAGTATATTCACATCCTGGAACAGCAACATTAAGCATAAACGCTTATCAGGGGAAAATAGTTGGTCATATCTAAACCGATTAGGGTGGGTAAAACACTTGTATCTTACAAGGAACCTGATCCAATACCAAAGAGATTGAACATAAAGGATAAGATTATGATATTTATAAATAAAGAAAAGAAACCTATTTTACTCAATGATTTCATACCATCAAAATTAAATCACTGTACTTCAAGACGACCTGTTGAAAGAGCATTTGAAGAATTAAGCGAACAAGGATTATTGAAAAGAGAGAAATGTATATGTAACTGTTCTTATATATACCGTCTAGTTTGATATTTAACTATTAGCTTTATATGAATCATATATTCAATTAACTTTATATTTACTAATTACATAGAAGTTGTTACTTTGTTTATAGAATTATACATAGAAGGACTGGAGAAACCTCATTTAGTTGAGATTTCAAAAGCAGGTAGATTTAGTCAAGAATTAGAAAAGGCAGGAAAGAAATTTAGACTCGGAAAAACTATTAATTAATATCCCATTTTTCATAAAGCTTTATTATATACATCTACAAACACCATATATGCTAAAAGAGATATTTGTATTATCTTTAATGTTAGTTATACCATTAAGTGCTAATGCTCAAATAGTAGGCGATGGTACAGACAATGTAATTATACATGATTATCCTTTTGATATAACAATATTAGAGGGTGGAAGTTTCACACTTTACAATTATAATGGAACAGGTAGTATTAACATAGTCAGTTATGGATGGTTTGAGGAACACGAAGCATTGGAGAACAACATAGTAACAGTTAGACTATTACCTGAAACGATTCCTGGTACGTACATTGTTAATGATGTTTACAATAACAGCACTATCAGCACTGTTACAGTTGTTGCACCATATGTTCCTGTATCAAGTATTGATGAAATGTTTGTGTCAAATGATGTAGGTAACTCATATGTAAGAATGATTGGAACTACTTCATATCAAAGCGAAGAAATAACTTTTGTATTCTATGATTTAAATAACAATGTGATTGATCAATATACACATATAACAAATTATGATGGAAGTTATGAAGCCATTTGGAGAATATTGGATTATTTACCAGATGGAGTTTACTATGTTGAATTGGATAACCAAGTCAGACAGTTTGAGTGGAAATCAATTGAACAGTTCAGTCCAAGTATTCCTATAGAAAGTACGATTGTAGATGAACCTATAGAGTCTGTTACAGAATCATCTGATATAGAAGTATTAGACTTGAGACTTAGAATACTTCAAGTTCTTGAAAGTATATTCAAGATAATATTAGGTTAATTTTTGATAAGCTTTATATCAAAGTTCTTTCCTTACTAAACTAATGAACGTAACCGAAGTTCTTGATATAGAAACAACTGAAGGTAACTCTAATTCCATTGCTTTAAAAGCAGGGGATAAAATTACCGTACAAGGCTTTAGCACTAAATATGTTGAAGGCGTTGGTTCTGATATCGCAGAAATAGAGACTACAGAAGGTCTAAGACATTCTTTTGGTAAGACTGTAATTGGTCAAGCTAAGAGTGAGTACTGGAATGATGTAGTTTCAAAATGTTTGGAAAAAGATTCAGACGATGGACTTGACATTTGGGTTGTTGAAAAAACAGCAGAAGGCACAGGACGTGCAATGTTAGCTCTATCTATGTTTGCTCCCAAACAATAACTTTTTTTTATTATGGATACTTTCAAACGTGATTTAGCAGGAGGAAAATTGATAGAGGAAAAACACCTATCAATCATACAAGAGAAATATCCTGATGCACATATTATTGACGGGTATTGCAAGGAATGGGATATTTTTATTCCAAGTAAAAATATGGGTGTAGAAATTAAAAGTGATAAAATGTCACAGTCAACTGGAAATATAGTTGTTGAAATTAATTTTAATAACAAACCTAGTGCATTAAGCACAACAAAATCAAAATATTGGATATTTGATACAGGATTAAAAAGTATAACAGTTGAAGTAAACGATTTAAAAAACCTTGTAAAACAGTTTAAAACAAGACATTTTACGGCAAGAGGAGATACAAAACAAAAAGAAGCCTACTTGATTAAACAAAAATTTATAGAAGATATAAGTACTAATATTGTTTAGTTATGCCCTTTCTTTTTTGTTTTAAATGTTTCAAGTTCTACAATGTTAGAACTGGTAGGCATATACACAATAATTCTAACGACTGTAACGCTACTTCAGAGAATGTTTAATCTTTTCAAGGTGTCTACCTGCTTTATTCTTATCTCGTCTAATCCAGCGTATTTGTACACCACAACATCTTAGCATTTTTTGGATAGTTTTTCTATGTAAAGCCTTCAGATTATCTGTAGTAACACGATATGTACCGTTAACTTGTCTTACTATGAGTCTAGAGTCGCTGTATATCTTGATGTTCTTTAGGTTATTAGTGTCTATGTATTCTAGTGTGTATATAAGGGCGAGGTATTCGAGTTCGTTATTGGTAAGTTCTCCCCCCCTTGTTTTGACTATAATCTTATCATCATGAACTAAACAGATAGCGTTACCTCTTGTACCGCCATCACAATATATGATCATTTATATTCACTTTTAATTTCTTCAGAAAATTCATTAGGTTTAAATTCCTTTTCCTTAACTTGCTTTTCTTCTTCTACTTCTTCAACATCCCCATTAAGCATAAAGAATATCTCTCGTAGTATAACAATACCTAATAATAGTATGCCTATTGGCATGAACATAACTAACATTACAGCAGTAATAATCCACCATAATCCTCTACTCATATTATCTACAAACAATTGATAGTTATATACTTTTTTAAGAAATCTTGAATGTATTTAGTAGGTTATCACATGATTTAACACGTCTTTCATACCATGATTTTTCATCATCTGAAATGTCAGATTCTAATAAATCAGTGTAATATGATTTAGTTTTCAACCACATTTTCTCATGTGCTTTATCCATTAGTATGTTCCTTTTCATGATCAATTATTCTTTTAAAATCATATGTTGTAACATAATCCGTATCAATTGTAAATCCACAATCTTTACATTTATAATTCATTATTTTTTACCTTTGGATGTTTTGTTGTATATGCTTTTCTACAAAGATTACCACAATAGATTCTTTGTCTTCCTTTATATCTAGACGGTAATTCTGATTTACATTCGATACAGTAAAATACCTTGTTGTTTTTCAACTATTTACTATAAAAAGGGTACTATTTAAGACTTTGTGTACCGTGTCCAATAATCATTATGAGATGATTCTGGAACACCTACTTTTTTCTCAGTTGGTTTTATGAAATCTTTCATATTTTGCTCTTCACAAGCATCTTTCTCAACTGGTTTCTTTTCTGGTTTCTTTTCATTATGAACTTCATTGAATCCACCTTGAGTTGCAGTTGTCATTGATTCTTTCTCAGTGTTATCGTTCATATCTTCTATACCTTTTTTCTCGTCTGAAATCATTGCATTATATTCTGCTTCTACATCTTCTTTAGTTTTATCAGATACTCCACCCACCATTGATCTTGAGTGATCTAATTTATATTTTGGTTCTTCTTTATGATCTTCTTCATAATCATCATCAGCATCGAATGAAGTGTCAGTTGAAACGTTTCCATAGACACCATGTTCTACATCAGATTTTACAAAATTAACTTTAGATATGTATACTCTTGCTTCTTCAGGAATTTCTAACCAATTTCTTGTAATATATGATAAAGGGCATCTTGCTTTAGTCAATGCTTCTGCTCTATCTTCAGAAGATAATTTGTTCCAAGGCTTTCCTTTTACAATTTCAGACACATGGAACGTATCATTTATATGTATTTCTTGAAAATATCCACTTGATTTTAGTAATGTAATATATGAACCTGACATTTTAACAACAGTTCCATCTCCTTCAATACCATTATCAAAATATTTTATCTTATCTCCTAACTTGGTATCTGCAAGCTTATCCATATCTGTTTTACCTTGTGTTCCTATATAAGTTTCACTCTCTACAGCATCTCCTCTTGTTCCTCTATATGTTTCATCTGGTCTAGGATCAGAACCATCATTTGGTCTACCATATCCATATGTATTCTTATCTTTTTCTTCAGTTTCATCGTCTTTAAATGAAGGTGCAGGATGTTCCCATCTTTCCAATTCTTTATCTCCTATTTCACTAGGTTCTTGTTCTCCTGAAGGCTCAAAAACATGTCTACCTTGAACTCTACGAAATTTTCCTGATTCTCCAGTCTCAGGATTGACTATAGCAGGTCGTTTTCTAGGCTTTGATACTTCTACCATGTATATATTTGGTACTTTAATACTTATAAAGATTAACCAAATAAGGTTTCTTGTAGTTTTTTAGACATTGTGATAACGTGCCATTGATCTCCAGATGCTATTGCTTGACAGGCTATGGCTAATGAATCAGCATGGTCGTCTTTATAATCTGATTTGATTTTCATCAGTTTTGTCTCTGTATATTCTCTTGTTAACATTCCTAATTGTTTTGCTAATTCTTGTCTTCCCCCGATTTTTATACGTTTTTGTTCAAATAATATTCTCAAGTTCTTGTATATAAGTTCTTTTTCTTTTAATGAAAATACGATACCTCTTACGATTAATGACCTTTCTTGTAACAGATCAAACAATCCAGCACCTAATCCAGTCTCATCAACATAGATCATCTCTGCATTAAATTTTTCTGCTAATTCCTGCGTTCTACCTGCAACATCAACTATATTTGATTGACCTTCTTTTTCTTGAAATACTACAAAAATTATATCATTCTCATCTTTAGATATAACAGTGAATACGGTTTCATCCATACCACTTCTTGCAACGTCTACTCCAATATAATATTTTACATTACCATATGGCTTACCATCTATCATTGCATCCTGTAAAAGATTCTGTGGGAAAAGTGCATTACCTATTTCTAAGAACTCTCCTAATACTTCCAATGCATAACTTTCTCTAGTTTGATTTTCTAAGAATTTAATATAATCTGGATCTTTTGCAATCATTGGGTTTTCAGTAGATTTTACATGGAACTGTGTCCATTGACCATCTGATGAAACAGGTTTTCCGTTAAGTGTCTTTGAATTTTGACAAGCACTGTAAAAATATCCCATCATGGAAAACGGTGTAGATGTTAACCATACCTTTGCTCTTGTTGCGGCTCCTGCTGGAAACAATGCGGTAAGAATATCTTCTTTGATAAATGAACATTCGTCCACTATGATTACATGTGGGGAATAACCTCTTAATCCAGTACCTGTCTCTCCAGTTGCTCTTGTTACAATCTTTGTAGTTCCTTTGTCATCAAGCCATCTTAACCACATTTCTGTTTGTGTATTTCTTACTATGTAATCTCCAAGAATATCACTTCCTATTACTAATTCTCTTATTCTATCATACATGATGCTAGCCTGGTTTTGTGTAGGGGCGACAATCAAAATAGTACATTCTCTATTAACAGTCTCAGATAACATAGGTGCAAAGAAAGCAAAATGTATAGCTTTGACGGCAGTTGACATGGTTTTACCCACCTGTCTACCGCTTCTATATACTATGAATCTATCAAGACAGTCAACATATTTCTTATTATATGGAAATAGTTTATGATTTAAAAATACGTCAGAAAATACTGAAGGTTTTTGAGCACACTCTACAAACGTTTTGACAAAATCTTCACGTTTACCAATGTCTTCCTCACTTATTCGAGCCATCTTCCATCATAGATTTCTTTGCTGTCATTTCTTTAAATATACTTTTCATAATATTCTTCTCATCAAACACCTGAGTTTCTTTAATTTCTACTTTACCTGATAATTCAACCATGGTATTAATAATTTTTAGTAATGAGTTTAACTGGGCATTAGTATTTCTATCTGGTATATTACCATCCATCTTTGATTCTCCTAATGCTACAAATATCTGTTCTGTGTATAGTTTAACTAGATAGTCTAATATTCCTTTTAGTTGTTCTGGATCTCTTGTATCCATGTCTCCTATTACTTTTTGTATATCTTCTCTTATTGCACATGATGCATCTAATTCGTATTTTGGACATTTTCCATTGCCCCCACTATCAACTGATCTATATATACAGTCATTACATAAAGCTGGTAGTTCAGCAGAACGTAAATGTTTAGCGGCATTAAATGCACTGACAGATTTTCTCTTATCTATATTGCCTATCATTTTACCTTTATCTGATTTAATTATAATTCCATCTGCCATATAAACAAATTAATAGAACGAGTATTTAAAGTTACATTTACAAATGAATAATATAAATAGTATTACATTACTATTTAAACATGAAGTATATTGCCATAATAGTTATATTTATGGTTTTATTTATGAACATACCTATACATGCTGAAATTGAGTCAAATAGTAGATATGATACATTAAAATTAAAACATGTTACTAATCCTAATGTTTGTTTATTTGAAGTAAATCCTGAGTTGTATGATGATTGGGAGGGGTTGAGAAATATAACAATATCTGCAATAGAAGAATGGATAATAAAATTAGAATATGCTTATCCTAATGGAGATTGGAGTGTTCCTATAGAAACAATATCTTGGGAAGATCATAAAACTGCAAGTGCATTAGATTATCCTCAATGTAATATTATGATAAATTATGACAAGTCTTCAAATAGTAAAACATTAGGAAACACAGGTTTAAATTTTAATCAGTCTTGGCATAAATTTATGTTCATTAATATATTTTTAGAAAGTCAAAAGAATATAACTAAAATTGTTATAGGTAGTAATATGTCTAATTCTACAATTAACATGATACAACAAAGTTATCCTTTATCAGAAAATACAATAAAAAATATCATATTACATGAATTTGGGCATGGTTTAGGTTTAGCACATTTTAATACAAATAGGTCAATGATAGATTATACACAATCTGTAATGACACCAACAATAAAACCATTTGATGAAAATCAGTTTTTATCTGTCACATATATAGATTTAGTCATGATTGGTAAAATATATGGAGAAAATGGATGGAATAAACCATCACCAGTATTTCATATTAAGGGATGTCATATATCAGATAGTTATATTTTTAGATGTTTTTAATTCCCAAAGGGAAGGAATAAGTCTTACGTGCTTATTCACTATCGACCTGATAGAACGGGTTTAAGAGGGCTACCGTTTAAGGGTAATCCCTGACAACCTATATTTATTTAGTATAGTTGTATATAAAGTTATTTGAAATTCGCATCATAAATGTTGAAAGATTTACACATAGGCATGAATAATACTGCAAAAGGTAGTTTTAAAAGAGCATTATACTCATTATCTAACACCTGTTGTTTTGTAATTCCTATGATTTCTAAATTCTCTTTATATTTTTCTAAATAATATTGAAGTTGTGAAACCATTCCCTTACCTTTGTTTCCAAAATACATTGATATAGTACTGTTATTCATCCATATTTCTGTCTTCTTAGATACTGCGGCTGATATCCATGCTGATGTGTCTATTGATTCAAACATTTTATTTCTTTTGATAAAGTTTCCTTTTGCTAGACCGTGGTATTTTAGTGGTGGTAGTTTCTTTATTTGATCTTCCATTTCTATTCTTCCTTTTATCTCCCCCAAACAAACATAGTCATCTCTTTTTGGTTTCAATCTAGAAATATGTTGTAGGTAGTTTTGTTGTAAAACTGGTATAGTCCAATCTATTCCCATATCTCTTTCTTCTTTTAGGCATTTTATAGTGCCTTCCATATCATAATATATATCAAACTGTGTAGCATAGTCATATTTTAACTTGTTTTTTATCAGCCATTCACGATATTTTTCTTTATTTCCCTTCACACCTGCTACTACAAACAAAGATTCAAAATTGTCACGATATGAATCAATACTAGCATATGCATATTTATGAGCAACCATTACATTTTTTACTCCACAGTCTATCAACGCCTGCCTGGTTGCTTTATTATTAGCATTGAAATATACTTTCATAAGTCTTCAACAAATAACTTTAATAATTCAGCTTTACGTTTACATCTTCTACAGTCTTCACTTATTGGTATTTTCAATTCCAAACTCCTGTAGAGGTTGGATTTTTTTCAACAGTTATTTGAGAATTTGTAAACTCCCATATATGACCATCATCTAATATACAAGTAAATAATTTTGAAGTCTCCATACCATATTCAGTTACTAACCAAATTCTTGCTTTACCTTTTGGCGTATTAACTCTTATACTGTTTACTGGCTCAAAAATCTTTATGACATTCACACCTACAAGGTTCTAATCCAGCATACTGTTTTGGGCAAGTTTTATGTTTACTGTCTTTACAAGCAGGATATATCATATTATTCTCCTGATATCTTATGACATAAACATTCGCATTTTATATCAATTCTTATTATAGGACAGTCAAAGTGTCTATGAGTATGGCATTCAGGAGATATTATTTTCACTAGTCTTCTCCAAACGTAGAAAAGCACTTACTTGCATACTCACACATTCCATCACATAAGTAATTTCTTTGTCGGTCAGGTAAGTCTCCAGATGTTAAGGAGTCTTTTATTACATTTGAATTGATTATCATTGCTTTTAATGTCTCTTCAGGTTTCTTTAATACGAATGATATTGGTGTAGGTTTATCTCTTTTCTCTTTTGATACAGAATTAGATACATAAATAACACATCCTTTCTTTGCATCCATATCATAGCATTTATTTAGTAAAACTCTGTAACAATTAATCTGTGCCATATGTGAATCAGAAGCGTTTGAATTATGTTTCTGAAAATATTCTATTGAACCAGTAGTTTTTTTATCACAGATGATATATTCTCCATCAACTTCTATTAAATCATCTATACTTCCATAAATTATATCCAATTGTCTAGCATCGTCTTGTGGAATCTTTTTTGCTTCTTCGTATGTCAATGCTACATCTTTAACATAATCATATGCAAGGAACATTTCATGTTTATCTTCTTCTGCAACATCACTTGCAGAATGTAATATCTGACCAAAATAAAGTGATTTCATGTTTTCTGTATCCATAGTTTTGTATTCATCAGGGGTGTTTTTACTATACATGACATTTCTCATACAAGGTTTAATTAAATCTGAAACGTGTATTACACCTAATCTTTCTGTATGCATTGCTTTCATTTGTGATTTTCTAAAAGCAAAATATGCATTATCTTCAACTGTTTTATTTAATACCATGTGATATAAATACAGGTATTGTTAATAAATGTTAGCCTAATATGACTCTAATAATGTAAAAGTGAATGTAGTTGACTGTATTGTCATAACTGAAGAATCATCTAATATCTCAACTTCTCCTTCCCAGACACCTGCATTTGCTATGACTGTATTGGCGGCAGTTAAAGTATAAGAAACAAGACCAGCAGACCTAGTAACAAATGTAAGAGTACCATCTATTAAGAGTGTACCATCTGGCTTCCATACCTTCCATTTACCTGAATTATATGATGTAGTTGATGACATATCTACTACTGTTCCTGTGTCATCTGTTAGTGTTAGTGTTAATGTTCTTCTACTCCCCACTTTTTCAACAAATTCTATGTCTCTTTTACGCATAAACATACTCATAATATTACAACTATGTTGTATCTTATAAAGATTTTACATTCTTTGAGGAGCGAGTAGTGCGAACTCTTCTTGATGATGAAGACATAGTTCTAACTATTCGTGTATTACTTAACAAGAATTTTATATGGAATATGGCTGTTAATGTATTTGAAGCAGTTAAAACCATTTGGAATCTACCTATTGATATATCAGTAACTGCATGTCTAAGATCAAATCTACCTGTTAAAATATCAGATATTAGGTGTCTTATTATAAACTGGTTTGTAAGAGTATTAGATAATTTTTCTCTTAGATCAAATCTGTTAGTATCAGTTTTTGTTATTGCCTGTCTAAGATTAAATATATTTGTAAGAGTTTTAGATAACTGTGTTGCAAGACCTATTCTAATACTTAAAACATCAGTTATTGCCTGTCTTAAATCAAATCTGTTAGTTACTGTATCAGATACTGATTGTCTAATATGGAATCTAAATGTATTTGTTTTTCTTGCAAGAACTGCTACAACATCAAATAAAGATGTTAATTGAGGTATAGTTCCATTTGTTAACGTAAAGGATGTAGTTGAAAATCCAGTTGAAACGAAAGAAGGTAATCCTATAATAATTTGTCTTATATCAAACCTGGTAGTAAGAAGTCTTGTAACTATTTCTTTAAGACCTACTAATACAGTTAATGTGTCAGATACAGTTTGTCTTAATATGAATCGGTTTGTTAATGTTTTTACTGGTACTATAGTTGTTATACGGAATCTGTTAGTTAATGTTGATGTTGCTTGACCAATTAAATCAAATCTGTTTCTAAGAATGTTTGATACTGTTTGTAAAATACCTACTCTAACAGTTAATGTATCTATTATTGCACTTCTTATATCAAATAGACCACTTAATGATTCTGAAATCTGTGAAATTAAATTAAATCTACTTGTAGACGTTTCTGTAACTTTCTCTCTTATAACAAAATTAAATCTTTTAGATAAATCTGATATATTATATGAATTTGTAGTAAATGACGTATTAATATAACTTCCTAATTTTCCAACTATAGTTCTTATATCAAATCTGTTAGTACCAGTTTTTGTTATTGCCTGTCTAAGATTAAATAAGTTTGTAATGGTATTTGATATGGTAGTTGCAATACCTACTCTTACTGTTAATGATTTTAATATCTCTCCTACTATGGAAATATTACTTGTTAATGTACGAATAACTCCTCCTTTTAAATCAAAGCGTGAAGTAAAATGTGCATTAATATTACCAGCTCTGATAGAGAATCTGAAAGTTTTATCCGCAGTTGTTATATCAGTATTTAAGAATGTATCTGTATCAAATGAAGTAGAAGTAAATGATGTATTCTCGTGTGCTATTTGTCTAATAGAAAATCTTAATGTACCTAATCTTTCTGCAATATGTGCTCTTACATCAAATCTTTCAGTACTGGTATTTGTGACTAGTGCTCTTGTGTTAAAACTCGTGGTTGTAAATGATGTTGGTCTATATGTTCCTACCATGTATTGTGTATAAAAGTATATTATTTAAAGTAACTATTCAAATATGTGAGTTATTCTTATCTGACCACATCTAATCCCCTAAACAACGCCCACCATCCATCTATCCCGTAAGGATTCTCCTCTACATATACATGGTTAAGAAATTTTAAATGGGTGTGGTTTTGTTTATAATATTCTAATAAATCTGCACCTATACCATTTTGTAATAATCCTGATTTACTTCTATATTCTTTCCAATACTCTGTATCAAGTTTCTTATTGAAAGCAAAATGTATGAATATAAAATCTCTTATTGTATCAAGATAATTATTCACAAATATATTATATTTTTTTATTAGATTATATTGATTTTTACCATAAGTAATAATATCTATAATATCTTTAGATAATTTCAAAATTACCATAATAGATGATGCTTCTAAAGGTTCTACAAATCCATCTGAGTTACCCAATGTTATTACGTTACCTATCCAATGTTCTTTTAACCTGCCTGATTTAAATTTAATAATTCTAGAGTTATCTATTGTGATGTCAAGTTTTGATTCTGCTTCTAACTTTGCTTCTTCATCAGTTATATGGTTTGATGAATATACATATCCACAAGCTGTTTTATCATTATGATCAATCTCCCATAACCACCCATTATTCATTGTGGTTCCTTTTGTATAAGGTCTTATAGAATTACCTAAACGTTTTTGAAAAAACAAAGCCCTGTCATTTATTAACATATTATTATATGAATACCACTCTGAATTACTGAGGATTGATTTAAACCCTGAACAATCTATGAAGTAATCTGCTTCATATTTATTATTGAGTAATTGTATTATATTGCCATCTTTTTTAATATCTGTTATTTCTTCTGAAATTATTTTAACACCTCTAATCAATAATACTTTTTCCAAGTAATCTAAGAATAAAGAATTTTCTATATGATATGCAGTTGACTCTGGATTAGGGTGTGCATTTATTTTCTCAATCATATATTTAGATAACTTACTGTTTCCATAATTACCACCCTTGAAATTAAATCCATTTGGTAGGTTACTTTTATAATCTATCACATCAAATGCATAGTCGAATGTGTAATGAAATGGTGTATAACCAAAGTCAAGTTCTATACCATATTTTGTTATAGGTCTAACATAAAAATTAAATTCATCCATATTAATTCCACAGTGATCTCTTAATGTTTCAATAAAACTACCTACTGTACTTTCTCCTACACCTATTGTTGATATATTAGGACTCTTAATTATTGTGATATTATAATCAGTTTTATTGCTTAACATTAATGCAGATAAATAACCTGCTGTTCCTCCACCGACTATTATTATATTCATACATACTCTAAAATATCCCACTTTAATAAATCTTCGTTCCATAAATAATTTACATCAGTTCTAGGATAGTCTACTGGTGCTTCCCAATTACAAGTAGTTTCATTTAATATCCATGAATCATAAGGTTTAGGAGCAATAAAAGCATCTAATACTGAATCATAACTGAAACCTATACCAGCAAAGTTTTTTCTTAAAGCCTTTGTTTGATCTTCACTAGGGGTATGTGTATTAGGAATATGATGAATACCTAAATGTGTATTATATGATGTTTGTATCCAATTTTCAAGGTTTCCCCAATTACCATTATCTAATACTTCTTGATCAATAACTAAAACTCTAATCACTATATTGTTTTCATCAATTTCTGCAAAATGACTCATTGGAATTTATACCTCAATATAACGATACCAGACCCACCTGCACCTGGGGGTGTTAAGGTTGAATTACCTACCTGTGTAGTTCCTCCAGTTCCACTTCCTGTGTTTGCATCTCCTGCACCTGAAGCACTACCACGATGACCAGCAGATCCTCCTCCATTTCCACCAGCACTAGCAGTTCCATTCCAATGGCTTCCTCCACCTCCACCTCCACGCTGAAGAGAAGTACCATCGATTGAGGAAGTCATACCATGTCCACCCCTTCCAGATATTCCATTTCCACCAATACCACCACTTACACCATGTTCTCCTGTTCCACCACCTCCACCACAACCAGTTGCACCACCATATACATGGCTTCCTCCACCATTATAACCTCCATCATTAGATAAACCTCCAACTGAAGCAGATGAACCACCATATCCACCATTTCCTCCACCACTTCCTCCTGTTCTACCTTCATTCGTACCAGTTCCACCCATTCCACCACCACCACCACCTTTGCATCTAATTACATCAGTAGTTGAAGCATCTTTAATATGTGAATCATTTCCATCAGTTCCCATAGTTCCATTTGTATTATTTTGTGCAGCTCCAGCACCAATCGTTACAACGTAAGTTTGAGCTGTTAAATCAATAGCTGTTCCTTCATAATTTGTTTTGGCTCTTCCTGCTCCACCTCCACCCCCAACAGAATGTGCTCCACCTGCACCTCCAGATATAATAAGATATTCGGCTTCTCCTCCTTGTGAAACAACAAAATTACCTGTTGAATTAAAAGTATGATATTTGTAATCTGTAGAACCAATTTGTGTTCCTGCATTTACAGCTCCTCCTGTTGCTATTAGGTATGAAGCTCCTGCACCAGAACTACTAACTACACCAAAACCAATACCTGTATGAGGTTCTTTTAATTCTTTATATTTATTTATATGACTATCTAATTTTTCCATTATGTTAAAGCACCAATCACTTGCCATGTATTTGTTGCAATTTTAATAGCTGTTGCAGAGTTATGTTGGGCTGTGATGATTGGAGCTGTTGCTGTTCCACCTGCACTAGCTATTGTAACACCTGATCCTTGAGCAAATGTAGTTAATCCTGCACCTATTGATATGAATGTGAGGCTACTGCCTGTTGGATATGCAACTGATGAATTTGGTGGAATTGTTAATGTTATTGCAGATCCGTTATTTAATGTTACAATTTTACCTGCATCTGCTAATACTGGAGTATAAGTTGTTCCAGTTTGTGCATTTATTGAAAATGTTAAAGTTGGATCTGGTATAGTATGACCAGAAGCCATTGTTCCTGCTGTTACCTGAGCAGCTGGTAATGCTGTACAACTACTTAATACTCCACTTGCAGGTGTTCCTAAAGCAGGTGCTACTAAAATCATTCCAGAAGCCATTGTTCCCTGAGACACCTGAGCAGCTGGTAATGCTGTACAGTTTGTTAATGCTCCTGATGCTGGTGTTCCTAAAGCAGGTGCTACTAAAATCATACCTGAAGCCATTGTTCCTTGTGCTACTTGAGCTGCTGGTAATGCAGTACAATTTGTCAATACTCCTGATGCTGGTGTTCCTAATACTGGAGCTACCATAACCATACCTGAAGCCATTGTTCCTTGTGCTACCTGAGCTGCTGGTAATGCAGTACAGTTGGTTAATGCTCCTGATGCTGGTGTTCCTAATACTGGAGTTACTAAAGTTGGACTTGATGATAATACAACATTTCCTGTTCCAGTTTTTGCTGTTACACCTGTACCACCACTTGCTACTGCTAATGTTGCAGATAGACCTGATGCATTACCTGTTAATGCTCCTGTTACATCTCCTTCTATATCTGCTACTATTACTGCTTTTGCATAACCTGTTGCAGTTTTATCTACAGTAGTTGTTGGCTCTGTTTGAAGATCTTTAAATGCTATAAATTTACCACTGTCACTTGCATCTCTGACTATTCCTGCATATTTGTCTGTACCACCTACGTCATACAAACCATAAAATCCAACATCCACAGAATCTGCGGCATTATTTCCACTGGCTAATTTAATCAATGGATCTTCAACTGTTAATGTGGCAGTATCTACAGTTGTAGATGTTCCGTTTACTGTAAGATTTCCTGACATTGTAAGGTTTACTGCTGTTGCAGTACCTGTTAATGCAGGATCAGCTGATAAAACTGTACTTCCTGTACCTGTGCTTGATGTTACACCTGTACCTCCTTGATTAACTGCTACTGTTGTGCCTTGCCATGTACCTGATGTGATTGTACCTACAGTTGTTGCAGCTGCGGCATTAACATTTGTTGTGTCTGTTACATCTGCACTTGCTTCGATAGCGTTTAATTTAGTATGATCAGCATCTGTAAATGTGTTTGAGTCACTACCTGCTTCTACGGCAGCTACAATTTCTGCATTTGATTGGTCAGCAGTTGCACTTGCTTCTATTGCGTTTAATTTAGTATGATCTGCATCAGTGAATGTGTTTGAATCAGTACCTGCTTCCACGGCAGCTACAATCTGTGCATTAGTTTGATCTGCGGTTGCACTTGCTTCTATTGCATCTAGTTTAGTTTTGTCTGCGGCTGACATAAGTCCTGCTACAGATGAACTTGCGGCTGTTGTGCTTGCTAGTGTTATGTTTGCATCTGGTATTGTTATTACTCTTGTATTTGATGATGTTATCCCCACCGCATCGAATCTAACTTTTTTAGAAGTATCTGCTGGGTCTACGATTAAAAGATTTTCATCTTTGATATTAATTGGATCAGTTTGTGTTTCTGCGTTAAATGTTAAAGAAATTTTATCTACGTCGTCTCCACCAAAGTGAGTGGAATCTCCTGCATCTGAATTAGTTACTTTCTTCCATACCATTTAAAACACCTAAGCTGCGGTGTCTCCTTGGACGGATAGTACAAATGTTACGTTGTCTACAGCAGTTGCACCTGCGGCAATAGTTCTTCTAATCCATATTGGATAAGATACACCATAACCTAATCCAGTACCTCCACCATCAAGTGAAAGACCACTTGAATATGCTGATGGGTTTGAGAATGTTTCTCCAGTTGGTGCAGTACCTTCATCTGTTTCTGTTTCTGCTGTTCCACCTTTACCTGCACCGTCTAATGCTATTGCAATGACGTTTGCTGGGGATGAAGTATTAGTTGAAATCCAAATCTTTGCTAATTCTAATTCTAATGAAGCGTGAGTATTTTTGACGTATATACATCTGTATTCTATGTCTCCTGCTGTTGATTCTGTACCTAATGTTTTATCGAATAAGTTGTGTAAAGAGTTATCTGTTACTTCTGTTGTTGATATTGCTCCCCCTAATGAAGCGTTTACGTTAGAATTTGAAGTTCCACCACTTAGATAGAACTTGATGTTTGACGATGTTATAGCCATACTACAATATCTGATATTCTTACTTATAAAGATTTTCTACAATGTTTTACTGACATTACCGTCTTCTGTTACCTGCCTAACCTGAGCGGCAGTAAATTTATCTATATCAAATGAGTCAAATTTATGCTCTCCTGCATTAATTATAGTCCTACCTTCTGGATAAAACCATTCTATAGACTTAATTTGTATGCTAGGATTTGATTGACCTGTAGTTATATTAATCCCTATTATATCATTCTTTACTTGTATTTCATGATTTATTCTTATAGAATTTAGTAATAATGGAGCACGTATTGAAATTCTTTCATTTGCTTCTTTATTATCATCTTTAAAATTAGTAACTATTAATGATAAATTACTAGTTCCATGAAGACCCATAGGAGATATCTGTTTTGATTTTCTACCATATTTTGCTATACTAGATGCATCTGTGCTTGGAGCAAGATATAATGAACTGTCTGAATAAGTATATTCTATACTTACGGTACCTGATGCGGCAGAATTCAAATTTACAGTTTTAGTAAAATGATCATATGTATATGAAGGACTTCCTGAACCACTAGCTACATAATTTAAAACCGTTGTTCCATCTAAAACTCTTGTTATTACAGCTGGTTCTTTTGTTAAAACATAATCATTTGTTCCTGTTGCAGTTGGAGATTCAGTACGTGTCCTAAAAGAATCTGTTGTTTTTAAAGTTATATCATTAAGAACAGTTGAATCATCTGTTCCTGATGATGATATTTCATAACCTTTTCCATGAACAAATATGTAGTTTGTAGTAGTGTTTACTGGATCAATCATTATTACTTTTCTTGGAAGAGTGTAGAATTGATTATTATCACGAAGTAACATTACTTGTAAGTTTGCCAAAAGATTTCCATATGCTATAAAATTACCCATTGTGTTAGGAGCAGAATCCTTATCAGTTACTAAATACCCTGGATCTATAATATCTAATATCTGCTGTAATATTTCAGACAAACCTAAACCCATAAAAATATTATCTGATCCATTTGAAGTTGAAGATTCATCTCTTGATTCAAGAACTTGTTTACTTATAATTGTTTCAGTTAATATTTTATTTACTCCTTTACAGTGTATTCTTTTATTTTTAATTTTATTTTCTATCTTCCAAACTGTTCCTTCAAATTTCATAGTAAATGCGTGTCTAAAATGATTTAATAATATGTCAGCATCAGAATCAGATAAATTATCTTTATATATTCTTAACATTGCAAGATGTAGTTCGTCTCCAACACCGTTTCCCTGATAATCTGCTCCAAAAAATCCGTTACTTGTAACTGTAAGATCTGTTGTATTTGTTATTGCAGTACCTTCTTCTACTCCATTTACAAATAATTGTACAAGTCCTGCGGCATTACGTCTGATTCTAACCAAAGGCATTGTTCCTTCAGTGTCAGTTGTTCCTGTAATTGTAGAGGTTGATGAAGAAGAAGTTATATGTACAAGAATATGATGACTTGCATCATATGCTATCTCTATTCCTGTTGTTGCACTTCTTTTACTAAAAATAAATTCAATATTATCTGGAACACCTGAATTTTCAAATCTTAAAAAAATATCAAACATTCCTGAAAAATTTAATACATTAGGATTTCCAGTTACTAAATGTGTTTTGTTCGGTATTGTTACAAACTCACTATTACCATTTATTATTAACACAACTTTATTATCTCTTGTATATTCGTTATACAATGCTCCTGAAGAAGCCGCATCATTATTATATGTATTTGTTTCATTTAATGTAGCAGTATGAGTTCCATCATTACCATCATTGTCATAACCTGACTCGTCTCTTGTACTGCCGTTAAAATTCCACAGACCTATTAACGATGTTGTATCAACATCATCCTGAATATATTTTATAACATCTCCTTCATTGACTTCAGATGAAATAGGAATTAAAAATTCAGCAGAATCTACTGCTCTGTCTCCGTCATTCTTTACATGAGCAGTTATAATCTTAGCAGGAAATCTTTCTGTTACCCCTCCAGAAGAATTTTTTTTTTCAACTAATAACTTTGCTTTGCTCATGTTGCCTGACCTGTTACAGTATTTGATACTCCTCCTACATGTGTAGTTCTACTTGCAACTTTTACAGAATAATATTTTTGGTATTCTAAATTAGTTAATATGTATTCTGTACCAGTGTTAGGATCAGTTGGTGTAACACCTAAGTTAGTCCATATAGCACTACCTTCTTTTTGATATGAAACTACAGATCCGCTTAATGTTCCATTTGAAATTGTTGCAGGATCCCATATAACTTTTATACTTGCTGTATTAACATCTGAACCGTTGTATGTTGCTCCAGATGTAACACCAACACCTGTTGGTGGTTCTGGTATTTTTGCTTCATAAGAAGTAATTACATTTCCAACAATAAATGATGCTTGAGCACTCCATGTTACAGGGGCACTACCTTGCATACTTAATGTAAATTTTGTAAAGAATCCTAACTTTTCCCATAAAACAGTAGATCCATTTTTTAATTGTATTCTATAATTATCTGCTACACTGTGTGGCTGGAAAGAACCTTCTCCTGGCTCGTTTGTAAAGTATCCTACCTGTTGTAATGCTGTTAATATATCTGAAGCTCCACCACTTTCCGTTACTGTTACTGGTGTTGATGTTTCATCTTTTATTATCCAGTTTAATGACATTGTTGCAGAGTTTCCTTCTATTTTTACTAATATGTTACTATCTGCCCCCTCTTCAGGTAGGGGCATTGGGGATACAGGAGCGTTTAAATCAATACTAAAACTGTTAACATTTTGTAATTTATATTCTTTTTTAACTGTAAATCCTGTGTCAGTTGAATTTGGAACTACTTTTTGTATGTAAATATCGGTCATAGTCTACCTCTCCTACTGTTTGCATTTTCTAATATATCCATTACTCTTGTTTCAAAGTTTCTCATATCTCCCTCACTTGATATGTTACCAACACTTATGTTTAAAGTTACTCCGCTACCAGCACTCTCTCCGTTTGGTATTACTGTTTCTGATCCTTTTTCTCCAAATGAATACATTTGACCTGATCTACCAATACCCATTATAGGTTCATTTATTTGACCACCATTAGCAAATCCAAATGTACTTCCTATTGCACCAGCGGCAGCTTGTAATCCATTCCATATCCAATCTTTAATCCATTGCCAAAGATCACTCCATGAAGTTGTTATACTATTTAGTCCGTTCCAGAACCAGTCTCCAACCCATGTAAATAACTGTAACCAAGATGCAGTAATACCATTTATTCCGTTCCAGAACCAGTCTCCAACCCATGTAAAGAATTTATAAAATTGATCTTGTATACCATTCAATCCATTATTAAACCATGTACCTATTGCGGCTCGAATATTTTTTCCTACTTGATCCCATGAAGCATTTATAGAACTCCAATCCATTAACTTAAATGCATCTCTAAACATAACTCCAATATGATAACCTGGATTCCAGTCTGTAAATATTAAAATTATTCCAGCAATAAGATCCTTTCCTAGTTGAGCCCAATCCATTTTTTCTGAAAGTAAAAAGTTTATTCCATCTGAAGCCCACTTACCTAAACTATTTAATCCATCTGCTATTGCTTGTGATGGGTTTGCAATAAATGATTCTAAATCAGCTGCAATTCTACCTCCAAAGAAAGCTCCTACACTTTGCATTATTGGCATTGCATATGTGTACCAAGGGATAATAAAGTTACGTAAAAGTAATACTATTATAGGTCTTAACATAAATCCAATGAAATCTCCTATAGGTCTAAATATCATCATTATACCGAAATTCATTAACTTAAACATTTGTTTTAACATTGGAGATGAACCTGCTATTGCTTTAATTGATCCCATTATTGCAGTTATTGCTAATCCTATTAGACTTAATTTTAACATTCCCTTCAATCCTATTTTTTTTAAATCTCCTAATCCTGCTAATGAACCTCCTCCTCCACCTTTTCCACCTTTATTTCCACCCATAGCTTTTGCTAATGCGGCTATAGATCCACTACTTAATTTTACCTCAATAATATCATCATCCATTACAGAAGACATTATTTACCTCCAAATATGTTCTTTAATGACTCTTCGATCATATCTTTTGATATATGTATTGTGTCTTTTAAATATTGCGTAGGCTGTCTATCTGTTTGTGCTTTATCCCAACCAAATACTAAGGCACAATACGCGTAGATGGATCCAGAGACTCTATCGTACTCTGACCTGTTGCCGCTATTATCATCGGTGCTACTAATCTCTCTAAAGGGAGTGCTTGCATTAATCTATTTAAGATCCCTAATGCACTATTTGTTGGTAATTTGGCAAACTCTGTAGCGTTCTTATGATTGAATGGTGCTTTTGTAATTACTGTTTGCAAAATCATTTGTTGATATAATTGTAAGTTTATTTTAGGACTTTGAATATCAGATAAATCAATACAACTTTTTAATATTTGTTGCATTTCTCCAAATGGAGGATCATCATCAAATTCTATAGTTTCATCCTTGTCATTTATTTTAACAGTAAATGATTGAATCATATGTGATTTATGAAATAGATATATTTAAACCTATGTTTAAGGTACTGTTGCAACACTATTGCTTGCTGTAACCTTAACATTTCTCATTTGGAATGTCAAATCTTCAAATACTGGTTCATTTGGAACTATTGATAAACTATGTTCTGATAGACCAACACCTGCAAATTCCACTAATATTGTTTTTTCACTTGTTCCTGTAAGACCATTAGTAAATACAATAGTTAATGTTGCTAACTCAGTTCTATCAAATACTCTTTGTAATTGTGTTTTATCAATAAATGATGCATTAAATTTACCAGTCATTTCAAATAATTTTCTGAATCCACCTACTGCATTTGCACTTCCTTGTTCATACAATAATTCAGTATTAGATGTAAATGAAATGTCAAAGTCTTGAACTTCTGCAATTAGATTTGCGGATCTATTTGGATGATTGGTTGTACTGTTTGGAATCTGCAATAATGCATGAGAGAATGTATATGGGAAATCAACACCGTCTGCTATTGGAGATCCTATACTGGTTGTAATAGTGTCAGTTATTCCATAAATGAAATCTAATGCACCAGTAACTGTTTCTCCTATTGATGATTTAATGTTTAATGAAGAGAATAAAGTTCCTTTCAAATGTCTAACAACATCAGTAGATGTTTTTGTATCAAATCCTACTTCTATATCAAAAGATTTTGGGGATGCTATTCCTGTATTGTCTGCTGTTAAGTTTCCGCTACCAGAATCCCATATATGATTAAAATCACTACTTGATCCAGATGTATCAACTCCACCTAGAATTGCATCAAATACCCAGGGGGATGATAAAACAAAGTCTACTGATCCGCTTCCTTCATTCTTTCCATATGCATATGATGCTACTTCTATGTTATTTAGTTGTGTTAATGCTATTTGATTGTTCTTAAATGATAATGAGTTTATTGCTTGTTGTAATCCAAATGGTCTTGTTGCTGTAGCTCCCCCACCAAAAGATGACTCTTCGCCATATTTTAAAGTACCATGAGCACCTGTTCGAACCATACTAAACTACCATGTTATTCGCTTATAAATATTATGGGTCTAATTTTCTATAGGTAACTTCGAATATATGCCTAAACATGTTACGATAATCCTGAGAAAGTGACTTTGATTGGGTCAGTCTTAAATCTATGAAATTTTCTCTTCTAATTTGATTCTTGATAATCTTGTCTGCTTGGTCTACTATTGATCTAAATCTATCCTCATTATATGATCTTATATCTATTATAACTACTGTAGTATGAAGGTGGTTTTCTCCATAAAGATTGAAATAATCTACCTTTTCTGAGCCAGGAGTTATAACTACAGTGTCTTCCAAGTCATCTATTATACCTACTGCTTTCTCTTCCCATACTTTTGTGAATCTTGGTTTGGGAATATCATCATTATCATAATTCCATTGAGTATTAAACATAGATATTACGTCATCTATAGAGTCATAAATTGCTACTCCCATTATCTCTTATTTCTCCAAGTTTTACCTGATTTTTTATAGTGTATCTCTTCAGTATTATCGTCTTCATCAAATGTTGCAGTTGCATTAGGTTTTAAACCATATTCTGCAATGTTCATTCTTACACCATATGATATAGTTCTCATCATATATTTTTTTCTTGTTCCAGAAACACCATCTATCTTAGCTTTCAATTTTTTTCGTTTAGGATGTTCCAAAAATACATTCTCTAACCACAATCTGAATTTAGTTTTACCAGCCAAACCCCTATCTCCTCCTATTGCTCCTGAATCATAAGTAATTTTTTTTGCTGATCTAGGTTCTTTAACTTCTTCATCTTCTTCATATCCTTCTTCCTTATCTACTACTTCTGCTCCTGCTGGTATTCCATATTTTTCTATATCTGATTTAGATTTTAGTTTTTTTATCCACTTTTCATATGCAGGTTGCTCTTGTATTACTCTTTCTTCTATTCTTCTTATTCTTTGCCCCCTTTCTCCTGCCGTTCTTGCTTCTTCAGGATACATTTTATCATACGTACTTGTTACTATATCAGTAACTGTTTGATATATTTTAGCAAGGGTCATCGGCAGACAAATACTTCCATCCTATCGGAAATAGTTCTATCAATGTCTTCTTGCCATTTTGCTGTAGAAGTTTGCATACTGATTCCGCTTCCACCCATTGGCAATTTATCCATTCTAAAACTGGTATTGATAATTTCAATAGCAACCATTTTTATAACAGCATCTGTAATATCCCCTGGAACTACAGTGTCTCCATATCGATAAGTAACTCTGACTCTGTGTTTTCTAAGAATTGAAAATATGAAACCTCTTAAGAATAATTTACCATAAACACCTTCAATATTATGCCAACTAGTATTTGCTAAAATATCAGTAAAATTATCCTGTGAACCTTCCCAAATTTCTATCTTATCTCCTAATGCTCCGTTCATATCTTTTATCATTCTGTGGTGTAAAAATACTGGAGTACCCCAACCAAATGAATAAACTAATGGTAAGTCGTGAACTTCTTCTGTAATGGTTCTTGTTGTCCAAGCATGACCTATTCTTCTTTCGATTTCTGCTTCTTTCCTATTGATAAGTTTCTCGACCTGAGCCTTGTTTGGAGTAGTAGTAGCAGTGATAGAAACACGTAGAAAATCTGATACATCTGCAACCGTACAATATGTAACTACCATGCTTAAATAGTATGTCCTTGTCTTTTAAAGTTTTGCGTTCTACTCATATAATACTACTATTTCGCCAGTACTACCAGAGGCAACTACTATTCTGATACCTGTCTTGAATGGAGTATTAATGATTGGTGCTGAATTACCTGCATTTGCAGTAAATGAGAATTTTGCTGTTGTTCCTGTAGTATTGTCTATTATTGAGAATACTCTATCCCCCGATGTTGTAGTATATATTGACTTTACTAATCCGTGACCTGTCTTGGCTTGAACTGTTGCAGAGTTAATAACTGCTAGTTGACTAGTTTGTCCTACCATGAAATGTATAATATATCTACACTTATAAAGTTTTGTGAATAAAAAAAAAGGGTTAGAAACCTGTTATACGAACGCGAATAGTCATACTATTCACTGCTGTATCAGCGTTATCTAGTTCTTCAAATGCAACTACTGTACTTGTAGAACTTGTTGGGGTATGACCATAAGCTTTAAATTTTCCTGTGGCAGATGCACCAGCTGCGGCTGGTACATATTGTAAAAGTAGTCCTGCACTGGTATGGATTACTTCTGCTCCAATAACAGTACTGATTCTACCGCCCATAGAAAGGTCGACTGTATTACCGTTAGTTGCGTAATTATCTGAGCCACCGTAAGTGACGTCTACAATTGCTGTTCTTAACCTTGAGGTTAATTGTGACTGAACGGTTAAAGTTTTTCCTGTTAGACTCTTATGGTCTGAATTCTGTGCGACTGTGATAGCCATAATACTATCTGAATATACTTATATATAAAGATAAGTTACCAGAAACTTCCTTTATCTGAACAATCTAAATGAGCCCCACAATTTGGGCATATTAAATGACATGCTGTCATTTTTTTCATTTCTGCGTAGCAACGTGGACATTCCATAATCAAAAAAAATAAAAAAAGGGTCGGTTAATCTAGAGTTTAATATCTCTGATTTTACCTTGGGATTTAAAGTGACGACAAACGGTTTCTCCCATTGTTCTGAATAGTCCTTTCTCAACAAATGCATTGTTGATGAATGGATATCCTGGGGATCTTCGTGTTGCTTCGTAGTACTCTGTTGGAATTGCTACTTGAATTCCTAATCTTGGATAACCATATCCTTCTGAATCAGATGTATCCAAAGCAAATAGTCTTCCGACTTCACTGGCATCGCCAGAATCACTTGGTGCATCCTTACTTGGGATGAATGGGATTCCATATAGAGAATCTACGTGTAGACCTACTCCTGTTCCTTCAAAGGTTTTAATTCCGTTTACATCGATTTGAACTACTTGTTCGCCATATGGATTCTTTACACGCACTTGAGGTGTGTAAATACCTTGGATTTCGCTGTAAACTTCGTGGGAACCTAAAAGTACATTAGGATCTTTACCACCAGCAATTCTTATTTTACGTAAGAACGTTCTGACGGTATCGTCGGTCAAAACACCATTAGTTCCAATTGTACCGCTTGCAGATTCGACTGTTGCATCATAAGTGGTGCCACTGTCTCTGTCTACTGTTGCGTTAGCTGCCCATGGATCATAGTAACCAGTTGTTGAGGCTCCGAGTGCAGTTTCTTCAGCACCACTTGAAATGATTCTGTCGAGACTCTCAAAGTCTTTAGTACCTGTAAAGGTACCTGAACCTGTTACTGTTCCTTCGACGTCAGCCAATAGTGCTCTGTTAAGGAGCTCTTTGTGCTGAACTGCCATGTACAATCTTAGTGAACCTAGTCCGCCCCAAATATCATCTTTGGAGTGAGTTGACAACCATTCCATAACTTCAGATGCTGAGAAGACTAAAGACATTGTCTTTGGTCTTACATCTAATTCTGCCACTGTTGGCACAATTTCGTCTGGAATTGTTCCACCTTCTGAGACTCCACCCAAAGCAGTATTGCCTTGTGTAGTATCGACAGTTGGTTTTGCTGTTATAACCCTCCAACCAGATTTATCCCATGGATATTTTGGGAGAATACCAAATGCGTTAGCCTCAAGGTTGAGTTGAGCCCAAGCATATGCTCCGAAAATAGCATTGAATACGCCTGCTGTTGATGTTGTGACGGGTGTGTCTGCTTTTCTAAGGAAGTTACGGTTATATCCGTAATACTGTGCCTCTAATTCATCAATTGTCTTAATTGAAGGATTGGACATTAGTAATTCACTCCCTCTTCAGTACCAAATTTACCAGCTAAGATTTCTCTTGCTAATACATCCATGTATTGATTACCTCTAGATCTAGCGGCTTTCAAAACTGGGTTCAATGCTGATTCTTGACCAGACACTGATTTGGTCACATTTGCAGATGGTCTTGGTGTTTCTGTTGTAAAGCTTTGTGCTTCAGGCAAAACGGATTTCTCTTGCATAGAGAGATTTCCTTTGTCTCCTTCTGGTTTCTTTTCCCCTGTTTTATCATCGTGCAATCCAGCTTGGATTGAGTTACTTTGATATGTGTTAGGAACTTTTACCTCTGCACCTATGTCATCTTTATCAGAGACTTTTGGGGTCAAAGGAAGATCAGTTGGAGTCTCGAGTGCTTTAATTCTGCTGTCTAATGATTTTACAGTGTTAGAAACTGATGTGATAGATTCTGCTACTGATTTCATAGAGACTGCTAAAGAATCAAGAACTGCTTTGTTTTTGTCTTCTGCTTCTTCTTTATCGTCGGCTTCTGCTTTTTTCTCTTCTTGAGGTTTTTCCTCAATTAGAGATTCAGCTTTGTCATGTTCTTTCGAACAATTACATTCTTCTGCCATGTATTAAGTTTATATAACATTTAGTTTATATAGTTTTTGTTTTACCACATTTGGAACATTTCATTGATGATGGTCTGTCTTGTGTTATATCTGAGTTTCCAGGCTTCTTTAATTTGTCAGGGTTTCCCAATGATTCTGCTGTTATTCCTTCATCATCTTTCTTTTCTTCTGATATTTGTGCTGAGTGTCCTGCCCCCTGTATTGATGTGGCTCCTGCCCCTAATCCTCTAATTCCTCCTCCTCTTGGAGGATTTACATCCTTGTTACAAGGACATCCTTCTTCATGTTCTTTTGCAATACTAATTTCTTTAATATCTTTATCGTCTTTTGGTTTTGTTAAACCTTCAGATTGTTGCCATTCTGTTCCTTTACTACAAGGACAATCTTTTTTATGTTCTTTTGCTTGTTTAATTTCTTTAATATCTTTATCGTCTTGAGCATTAGTTGTAGATCCTGAATCATTATGATTTTTTGCAGTAGGAATATCTTTTAAATCTTTATCCTCAATAGGATTTACTCCCAATGGTTTTTGTGAACTAAACTTATCATCCTTATGTGCATTCTCTTTTACCTCTGCTACAATATCATCAGTTTTATTTTCTACTGTGAAATCTGCTGATCTATTTTCTGTTCTATCTTGAATTGAACCACAATATCCTTCTGGATTTCTAATATCATCATCGTTTCTTGCTCTTTCTTCACATCCTTCAAATTCCAATCCACCCCATTTGGTAGGTAATGGTTTAGTTACATTTGATTTTGAAATGAAACAACCTTTCTCTTCACATTTAATTATAACATCATTGTCTTCTTCCTTTACCACATAGTCATCTCCTGTCTCGGTTGATTTTGCTATATCGTTAGTTGCTGTAATTAATGCAAATGGAACTGCTGGATCTTCACATACTGCAATTTCATACATTTCTATGTCTTTTAAATGGAAAGCGATGCTTCCGTCTGATTGTTGTACTGGTGTCGCATCCGACGTTGTTGCTCCACCAAATGAAAGTCCTCTGTATTCTCTCGATTTTATCTTCTCCCATATCTCATTATCTAGTTGTGTATGGTTAAATATTTTACCAATAATTTTTAATGCAGGTAATTCACTTCCATCCTCTGTAGTTAGTGTTGTTTTAGCATAATTGATTCCTTTTCCTACTATTCTGTTTGAATGTGTGTCTGATATTGCTCCTCCCCTATCCATCCATATTGGAAGGCATTTGTATAATGAATCTACAACTGTAACCTCGCCTTGTTTATCAACCATCTCTACTGTCAATAATCCTTCGAAAAATCGTTCTCCAGATTCTTCTTTGAAAACTAGACTTTTAGTTACAAAATTATTCGAAATCATCTATATATGAAAAGGTTTTATTTGTTTATAAAGTTTTAGAAAAGAAAAAAAGGAGTTTTAGTAGTGTTTTATGCTACTTTCTTTGCTTTGGAAACAGCGAAATCTATTGTGAATCCTGCTGTAAGACCGATTAAAACCAGTCCTAATGTGTCAATTCCTGACAAAGATATTGTTTGTGCGATAGCGAGTCCTGCAAATCCTGATACAATAACTGCACCTAAGCATTTCTTGATATCATATTTAGTCTCAGATGAACCAAGAAATCCTCTAATGGTATTGAGTATTGCACCTGATACGGTTGCTAGAACTACTGCAAGTAATGGATCTACCATGTTAAAAATCTGATTCGCGTTCTATTTAAAGTTACTCTAATCTTCATCTTCTTCTGAGCACAGTGGGCATAGATGTTCACACATTTTTTGTAAAAATGTTTTATCTTGTCTTACCATATTTCTCCAACTCTCTAGATATTGTCAATCCTGTTACAAATATTGACGAAATTAATGCAATAATTAATGTCTGTTCAAAAGTTAAACCTATTTCAAAAACAGTTTCAGCAATGTTACCTGATACAAGTGGAGAGAAAAATGATACCCCGAAATTACCAAAGATTCGTGCGGCTATTTTTTTCAATATAAGATTGTTATATAACCAACGTATATAAATTTAATTTATAGGCACTAACTCTTCGTCTTTAATCATGTCTAATGCTATCATAGGATCGTCATATATGTATTCTACTAACTCTAATTCTTCTGCACTCCCTTCGTAGTAACCACACGGTGGACACAACCAAAATATTAACTCATCATTCATGTATCCATACATCTTTTTCTTACATACGTCACATGTAATTGTTGGTATATCCATATTAAAGGTTTAAAAGGGTTTATTAATAAGGTTTTGTTTACACTATTATGGCATCGTCAATCTATATATATCCTGATTTTAATCAATATTCTAGATTTTATGGTAGAGAACAAAATGACTTAACATATGAAGCAATA